TTATCTGAATAGGTTCCTAGAAGCCATGGAAGAAGATAACAACTGGGATATTGACGAGGAAGAGGTGGATGACGACAACCCATTGGGATTTGAAGTGATCACTTCATTTACTGCAGAGTTTTCTGACAGTATTGATCTCACTGACTTATTTGAAGAAGTCAATGAAGAGTTTGATCCGGATAATCCTGAATCAGTTGAGCAGGCTAGAAAGTTATCATCATACATAGCCACATTAGTCTCTATATTGGCTTCTGAGGACATGAATATTCTTAAGGCTGGTTTACTAGACGAACAGTTCTACAACAACCAGAGCCTATACTCAGGGCTCTCTCAGGCAACAAAATTAAACGAACTAGACATGAAAGTTGAAGCAAGTCTTGGAACACTTGGAAACAGTAGTAACGATATCAGCCCTGAAGGGATTCTACAAGGTATTGCAAATAATCATGATTTAGAGTTAAGTATTAAAATTACTTGTGAAGATTGGAGCGCTATTGATATAGAGACTATAGGCAACATGATGCTTGGAAAATTTAAAGACAACAATGGATGGCATATTGATGCTGAACAAAATATGGTTGCTTTGGTTAGATCTAATGTGCAGGTTACACCTCCGTCAGAGCCTCAAGACATGCAAGAAATCATAAGAAAAGAAATTTTAAATCTTCTTCAAGCCCGATAAACCCTATATACTTATAGGGGGGTATAGATTATGAGAAACATTTTATTTTCATTGCTCTTGTTGGCTAGCGACACTTCACATGCTGAAGTACAAAACTTGAGCAGCAGTTTAGTTCATGAAGACGCAGAAGAGGGACTAAGACTAGCATTTGAGTCTTCTGTGCAGTTGGTGTCAATATCAGAGAAGGGTGCTTCGTTTGGTTCAGGTAACTTATTTACTTACAACGGTGAGCAATATATTATTACAGCAAACCATGTTGTTTCTGAGACTTTATTTCTAGATATTCTAGAAAAAGATGGTAACGTAGCAAGCGGAATTGTATTTTTATCAAATCCAGATCTTGACTTGGCAATAATAAAGCCAGTTACAAGGTTGACTGGTACAACTGCAGTAGAGTTTGAGTATGCAGACGATAACAAACTAGGCAAAGAGGTATTTCACTGTGGGCATCCACTAGGAGTTAGTTTTAATTTATCCAAAGGGATGATCACTACATACGAACCAACAGGCTATATCATTGACTCTCTTTCTCTACCGGGAACTTCAGGATCTGTTGTTTTTGACAAATATGGAAAAGTGGTAGGCGTCATTGTGTCAGTTGCTGGATTTGGAGAGCCACCCAACGCTCAGTTGGTGGAAGGCATTGTTAAGGTAATTCCAATTGATTTAAAGTATGTTATAGACTCAATGTAACTAGTTATAATATGGGGCTAAGCAATTTAACGCAATTACCAGAAATCGGAGATCTAGTGACTTTCACTGAGAGTTGGAATGAAATATTTCCTAAGAATGGAAAATATCCGTATGGCATAGTTACCGATATATTTGAATATGATAGTCTTGTTGTCACTGAAGGCAAAGCAAGTTTAATAGGTACGCTAGCATTTCCTATGACATGGAGTGGCGAAGAAGTGTTTGATATTGAAAAAAATTTTAAAGTATATTTGATACGATGGACTGGTGAAACTACAGCCGCTGAAAATAATTTCAGGTTTATAAACGAAGAATGGTTTCATAATAATAGTTTTATTGTTTTACAAAGATCTAGTTAGAGAGGAGAAAATATCATGATATTAAAAGAAGGAGATACAACTACGTCCGCAAAGGCTTTCTTCTATAAAGAAGGCAGAGTTTTATTAGTAAAGCCAACAGGCAGTGAAGATAGGTACGATATACCCGGTGGTAAAATTAAATTTAGTGAATCACCTGAACAAGGAGTATACAGAGAGTGCTTAGAAGAAATTGGACTAAAGATAAAGAAGGCTAAATTCCTAGGAAAAGACACAGATAGAGATAAGATTTATTTCTTTGTTACAAAATGGACTGGGGATATTGTTTTGCAGGAAGAAGAGATAGAAAAGTATCGATGGGTACCACTAGATAGGGTGCTAGATTATTACCTTACAAAGACTGCACATAACGGATTTATAGACTACTTACTATTAGAGTTTGGAGGGAAGTAAAAATGGAATCAGGAGCAGGATGGGATGTGTACAGTAAGATGGTTTTGCAACAATTGCAAGACTTAAACAACGGAATGTCAGAGTTGCGTAATGAGATTCAAGAAGTTAAGACTCAGATTGCTGAAGTAAAGGTACAACAAGGAAGTGTAGCCGAACTAAAGAACTGGAAAGAGAGAATCGATGAGATTACCTCCCCAACACAACTCAAGCAACTGAAGCAAGAGGTTCAGGAATTAAAAGATTTTAAAACCAAGGCGATCGCCGGATTCTCAGTTATTCAATTTTTAATGGGATTGATCTTATTTTATGACAAACTAATGTAAAAAATCACTATTTATGCAGAGGTGTTTTCGTATATGTCTATTAAAGTGAGAATAAGAAAGAAGAAAATCAATATTGAAGAGAAACTTAACCCTTCCATGGGTGCTGGTGCTTATGTAAAAGACTTTTATAAGTCTGATGCTCCTCAATTTAAGGGAAAATCAAAAAAAGAAAGAAGAAAGATGGCTATCGCAGCCTATCTAGACGCCAAAGAAGATATAAAAGAGGAGCAACTTACTGAAAGAGGAGCGTCTCCATCGTATTGCAAGTCAACTCCTTGTGATGAAATGGGATTTACCCAAAAAGCAAGTTGCAAATCTCAGGGAATCAAAGATTGTTATCGTGGAAGCAAGAAAAATGAAGGTAAAGATCCAAAAGTTGGCACTGGAAAGAAGCCAAAGGGCTCTAGTAGGCGACTTTATACAGATGAAAACCCCAAAGACACAGTCTCAGTGAAGTTTGCATCAGTTCAAGACATAAAAGACACTCTTTCCAAGTCAAGTTTTAAGTCAAAATCTCATAAAAGACAGTCTCAAATTATCAATTTGATACATCAAAGATCTAGAGCGGCTTATAGAAACGCCAAAGATCCAAAAGTTAAGGCTAGATTAAAGAAAGCCTACAAATATGCAGAGAAACGTAAAGAAGCATCAAAGAGAAAAACCAAAAGAATGAACAAGGAGAAGAAAAAATGAGCAATTACGATCTTACGAAAGAAGAAATGAAGTGGCTAATCGAAGAATTGGCTAAAGAAGCAAACTTAGATGAGGGAGGATGCGGTGATATGTACAGTTCAGCAACACCTCAGATGCCCCACAACGCCACCAACATGACAATTACTGGAGAAATGGATCACGAAGTGTCTATGGCTAGCAGACAATTAGACAAAACTGCCAGATATGCCCAATCTTTGTCTTCTAGAATGGATATGGCAGGTGAAGCAAACCTTCCAGCGTGGGTTCAAGCCAAAATTACTAAGGCTTCTGACTATATTTCAAAAGTATATCACTATTTGGAAGATTATTTAGGAAACGATGAGCACATGATGCAAGAATCTGCTGAGGGTGAGATTAAAAAAGCCAGTCATGACATAGAAATTGACGTGTCAATCTCAAAATCAGACATGAAAAAGTTACATGATGGTGAAACTGTCACTTTAGATGACACTACTGGAAACAATACCTTTAAGGTAAAGATCAAAGCGGACTAATTAACAAAAGTTGAGCCAAAAAATGTCCGAAAATATATTTTAAAGCATATAATAGGAAAACAAAATGGAAGATTACAAATTATTGAAAGAACAAATGACTAAAAAACTTGAGAAGAAGTTCAACGAAGCAGGCGTATACGGCTTGTGAGCGCACAATGCAGCCCGTCGGGTTGTTGAGTTGTATGAAAGCGGCATGGAATTTGAAAAAGCCGTTTATAAGGTATACAGAGGACTATAAACTATGAAAAAATTATTTGAAAATTGGAGAAAATTCACAAATGAAGCGAGAATCGCTACAAAAGATGGCTTTGAGGAAGTAAAACCTTCCAGAGGAGACACAAAACACTTCTTTGCGTATAAATCTGGCAAAGGATACATCATAACTCATAAACCAAGTGGCAAAGCGGTGTCTGGAGCGGTTACAAAATATGGATCTAGGCTTTCAGATCTCAAAAAAGTCATGAAAGATATTGAAGATGCTAACATTCCGGGTATTGGAGACGAAAATCCTTCTATAGAAACGCTTCAAGCGATAAAAGACGTACTCAAAGATGGCAATCCTTATCTCAAAGAGTCAGATGTCGCTGATGCAGCAGGTGAACTAGAAGATGCGTTGAGAAAACAAGCCGAAGAAGAAGAAAAAAGACGTGAAGAAGAGGAAGATGAGGAAGAAGAACAGGATAGAGAACTTAAAAACCTTCAAAGAAACATAAATCAGCAAAATCCAACTCAATCTAGGTGAAAAAAGTGCTTGGAGAGGCTAATTTTTCTAGAATAAGTGTTGGTGATCTCATTTCTTGGACAGAGATAAGCAAAGAGAGAAGAAAAAGGAAAGGAATTGTTCTAAAAAAGTTTGTTGTAACTGATTTGGACTTACACAAAGAAAGAAAAGTGGCAATGCTTAAGGTTGTTGATGGATCTGAAAACAAGATCGTCAATATTTTGGCAATTAATGCCAAAATAGAAAGCAAAAGCACTACTTAGATACTGTTAAGGAGTATAATTTATGGATTCTGTTGTGGATCATGTTGCTTTACTGGTTAATGATTTAGAGGTTTCAGAAAAATGGTATCTTGATGCTCTGAGTGGTGAAATTACTCACCGTCAAGAAAATTATGTTCGCCTAAAGGTTGGTAATACTAATATTGCGCTTTTAGATAAGAAATTCGACACTTCAAAGCCCCATATTGGCATATTGTGCAACAATATTGAGCATTTGCCTGAATGTGGAACCAGAATCAGCCACAGAGACGGAACAACTGGTGTTTATCTTAAAGATCCGGATGGAAATGTGATAGAATTCATACATTATGGCGAAAAATGTCAAAAGTTTATAAAATGAGGGTATATTGATGAAAAAACTAAACGAAGCACAAATGATCATCTTTGAAGAAGAATCAGCAAGAGCAATCATGCTCAAAAAAGCAAAAGAATCTCTTAATGAGGCAGAATATCAAGGGCTGGTAGCATTGTTGCCCGAATATGAATCTAGAGCAGAACTGTCTAAAGTTTCAAGAATCGATTTGTACGAACTAATATATGAAGAGGCTGAAAAGGCTAAAGATCCTGCTAAGCAAGGAATTTTTGGCTCTATACTACAAGGTTTACGAGGTAAGGCTCAGAATTTTAGAGACAGGAATATGTCTGCAGAGCAAATTAGAGCCGAACTTAGAAGAATTCTAGAAGATGAAGCAACAAAGAAATTGTTCTCTACCTTGGAAGGTTATAAAGAAAAAACAGCAGATGAGTTGGCAAACGATCCAAATTACCAAGGTATGAAGAGAAATGTTGATGCTTTTGTGTTAAGAACTAATATGCTTTATAATCAATTGGCAAGTCTGGAACCCGGAACCAAAGCAATTAACAATGCCGAGACTTTGGTAAAAGTTGCCGAAACACTGGGAATGGATCCAAAAGATCTTTTGGCTGGATATAAAGTGATTAGTGGAAGTTCAACAAGCAAAAAATCAAAACTCCCACCAGAAGATCAGGCGTATGTTGACTTTAGAAAGCCCGGAACAGGCGGAGGTGGTAGAACCGGAGGTGACGGTGATGGCGGTGGCGATAAGCCAGATGACAAACCTGAAGAAAAGTCCCCTGAAGAAAAGCCAGAAGAAAAATCTCCTGAATCTAAAAAGCCAATCACTGTGCGCAGTGTTCAACGTCCAATTATTAATTTGGTACAAAGGACTGCTGCTGCTCAAGGTGTTGACGTGACTGTGAAGCAAGCACAAGAAATCGCTATCACAATCACAAAGAACCTCGTTAACCAAATGAGGGCAAATGGTGTTGAGTTTAAAGGTGTCTCTAAAGATTTAAAAGAATCAGTTATTGGAGAGATCGAACTTGAATTATTGGAGGCAAAACTGGTTAAACAAACTGCCTCTTTAATGGATCCTGAAAAATGGATGACGTTGGCAAAAGCAGCAATTAAAAAATTCCAAGATTTAGGCTTCACGAACAAAAAAGTGATTAGACAAATGAAAGACACGGATAATGATGACAACTTTGTAGATATGTATGACTTGTACCTAGATTTGAGAAAAATTAGAACTGCTGGTGGAAAGGCTTTAAAAGCAGCAGATGAAGAATCAAAAGAAGAGTTCAAAGAACTTCGTAAATCAATTAACACTAGAATAACTCAAATGCAAATTTATAGTGAATTCTCTGAGCCTGAAGAAGGTAGAAAGTACAAAAAAAGATATGTGCAAGCGAAAAAGAAGATGAAAATATCAGGCGATAAAGATAGAATTGCAGGTGAAAAAGCCAGAAAAGAAGATGGAGTTGATGTTAAAGATATGTCAATGGCAAAACCAGAGGCAGGAAAAATCAATATTAGCCAAACAGTTGGCAGAGCAATTCAAAAAGGTGGGCTTGGTAAAGATGTTGCCAAAAAGATTACACCAATTCTCATGAAGAAGATTAAAAAAATCATTGATAAAAATGTAGAAGGAGATGTCAAATATTTGGAAGAAAAAATTAATCGATATGTACGTTCTGTGATCAAGGAAATCAAATGATGAAATGTAAAATTCGAAATAACTCAAATATGAACTTGAAGGATCTTAATCCTCTTATTGATGATTTGGCTTCCTCAGTTCAGCAGAAGGTTGGGTTCAAGTCCATGCCCAGTATTACCCTTCAGGACGACGAGGATAACGCTGACGTCCTTCTAGGGAGGACAGCCTACTATGATCCCCAAAACAAAGCAGTGACTGTCTACGTGACGAATAGGCACCCTAAAGACATACTTAGATCTATTGCCCATGAGTTAATCCACCACGGACAAAATCTCAGAGGTGAATTCGATAAGATTGGGGCTGTTGGAGAAGGTTATGCACAGAATGATCAACATTTGAGAAATATGGAAAAAGAAGCCTATTTAAAGGGTAATATGTGTTTCCGTGACTGGGAAGACGGTTATAAAAGACAAATGATGGAATCCATCCATCGACAAAATTCATTTAAAAGGAGAAGTAATAAAATGAGAAAATATAAAACTAACAAAAATAATGAACTTAACAAATTGTTGATGGAGAAGTTCAATTTCGGTGGAAAGAAAAAGGAATACGATCTTGAAGAAGGTGCGGATAGAATATTTGCTCCCAACCATTACTGCGCCCATCACGTAGTGCACGAAGGTGAAGAAGCCTATACAGTAGATCATAACTGGGACGAGCAATTGCAAGAAGTGACTGAATATGATATTCGCTTTAGAGATGGAACTATCAAGAGAAATGTCTCTATCAATGAACTTGAAGTTCTTCAGGCTTTTAACGAGTCTGAGCATTCAGGAAACAGAGATGAAGATGGAAATGAAGATGAGAAAAAACACCCGAAAGTTAAGAAAGCAAAAAAGAAAGTCGAAGAAATGCACTGCAATACTGGAAATCGTGATGACGACAAGAAGAAAGGCAAGAAGAAAGATGAAGTCGAAGAATCAATGAAATATTATGGATCCGCTGGAACCTCAACGGGACAAATAGCCGGATCGATATCGGTGATTCCTTTTGGTAATAACAGTTTGCAGCCCAATGGAGTACTGAATTTAAATCTGGCAGTGATGAGAGAAGACGGTGAATATGAAGAATTTGCTGTACGTCCTAAACTTGAATCTTATGAAGCAGAAGAAATATTCGACGTGGCAGCATCTCAAACTATGAAAAAAGATGCCCCCATATACGAGAACGAAGAACTAGAAAACCCTGAAAAGGCTGATTTAGATAAAGATGGCAAACTCTCTGGATACGAAAAGAAAAGAGGAAAGGCTATTGAAAAGTCCATGAAAGATCAAGCCAAGAAGAAAGATGACAAAGAAAAGAACGAATCTTTCCGTCGGGATGTCAGAAACTTAATGGAACAAATATTAAAACTAAAATAAGGAATATAATATGATCAGACAATTATTGATGGAAGGCCCGGTTGGGCATATGTGGCATCCGTTTGATCTGGACAGTGTTCAGAACGGTAAAGACTTGTTAGAGTTCTTTATTGGTAAAGATGGTAATCCGGGACTCCCAGAGCAATATATAAACAAATTTACGCCTTCTATCAAGATTGATGGCATCAACGGGCCGATCAGGTTAGTTGTTAATAACTCCGGCGAGAAAGAGTTTGCTATTGATAGAATGTCTAGGGCTTCTATTGATGTTGAAGGAGTTACTGCGGATAGACTTAAAGAAAGATTCGAAAAGGCTGTCTTACAGGCACTTGATACTGATGAGGTATTGGAGATTCCTCTACACAAATTGGTTGCCATGGGTATACCAATGGACAAACTAAATATTGGGACTAACCTAACAATCATTCACAGAAAGAAGAAAAAGCCCGTGATCATAAAGAAGATCACATCTGGACACGGTTTTGTGAACGATGGAACTATAGCCCTTACTGTCCTCAACAATGCTCTAAATTCAAAACCACAAGAAATGGAAGCAGTTCTAAGAGTATTAGACATGTGGAATAATCCCAATGTATGTCTTAACAATGATATTGTTCATGAATCTTCAAAGCCTGATGGGCAAGTTGGCTCTGTTAAATACGGAGAAGACTTCATTGCTTTTCACGGACTAAACGAAATATACAGCCCTGAAGGCAAGACTACAAGAAAAACAAAAGAAATCAGAATCAATGATCAACAAAAGGCTGCACTGAATGAGTTAGTGAAGATCATTAACGAGACTAATACCGTAGAGGGCTTTAGAGCGCTCTCACCCTTTGATACAGTGGCTATGAAAGGTGAGGTGGACATTGACTATACTCAAGTCCTAGGAACGATTATAGAGATAAAATTGGACTCACAAACGTCTACATCGCAAGCATTGTCTGCTTGGTTAAATGACACAAACATCGAGAAGCCATCATATTCAACTAGATACACGTTTTCTGATGGTAAGGTGAGATCTAGTTTTAGTAAAGCAAATTATATAGCCTTGATACCTGATCAAGGAGAGCAACAGTACTCTATCAGAGAACTTCTCAGCGAAGAGGCGCACCCAGATTTAGACGATGACATATATTATGATTTCGCATCTGGTGCTGTATTCTATCACGCAACTAGATTACTTGGAAGAGCGGTTCTACAGACTTTGGTTAATAAATCAAAAGTAGGAAATGAGGCTCTAACCAGTCACGAAGGTATTGTAATGCGTTCGAAAGATTTATTTGGTGTTGACAAGCCAATAAAAATTACTGGTGATTTTATTAGAGATGGGATGGGAAGTAACCTTGCTTTGGCTATGCAAAGGAAACCTAAAGCAGTTAATGAGTCAACTGAACTACAAGATACAGTAGAAGGTGAATTAGGTGATGAACCAGAAGAACAAACAATAGTAACTACTACAGGAACTAGAACAGTTGCTGTTATGCCGGGCTCTTTTAAGCCTCCACACAAAGGACATCTACTAATGGCTGAGCATCTTTCGGGTATTGCAGACGAGGTTCTGATTTTTGTATCTGCGCCAAAGGGCTCCAAAAGATTGTTACCTTTTTCCGGCACCGAAGTGTCATATGAAAAAGCCATTGAACTTTGGAATCTCCTATTGAAAGGTGCATCTGGTAATATTAAAGTCGTAGAGTCATCCAGCCCAAGTCCATCTCCTATCACTGCATTAGCAGAAATTATGCAACCAGCAGATCAAAGAAACAACTATGAAGACGTCGATTTCTATCCTGAAGAGTATTCAAAGTTTTTCTTAGCAATGTCAGAGAAAGAAAGAAATGATCCGGGATCTATGGGAAGATTTTCATTTTACGAAGATATGGATAACGTAGAAATAAAATTAGTACCTGCTTTTAACCATGATCCTGAATATGCACAATCTATTGCTGAGTTAATGTCTAATTCTGCTGACTTGATTCAACAAATATCAGATGATATTGAATTAAAAGCGTTAGAACTTGCTAAAGGACTTGTCTCGTCAAGAGGACAAAAGAAGTTACCTGCTAATGCATCTGTTCAAGATTATATTTCTGTGTTGTCAAAATCAAACCAAAAGAAAGTTGCAAAGTTTATGAAGTCTACACCAAGCGGATTAGATAAGAATAACTTTAGTGCTACTGATCTCAGACTGCTTTTAGATTTGAAAAAAGTTTATAACCTCCCAGTAGATTCACTTCTCAAAGACTTCGTAGGGCAAAACCTCGAAGACTATCTTCGTATTATTTTTGGCTCTGGAGAAGTGAGAGAGTCGATAACTGTTATTCAGGATATGGTTAGATCGATCTTGGCAGAGCAACTAGACGAAACGTCTACTATGGCTAGTGGAGCCGTGCATATAGGTGGATCTAAACCTGAACCAAACAGGGACGACGATGAAGATGATGACGTCAAAGAAGCCAAATACCACCCGTCAGAATTGCCAATACAAAACCCAAGAGGATCATCATACATGACAGTCAGAGTTATACCAAGTGGCAAATACGACGGTACTGATGGTAATGTTAGTGACGCAGGATTTAAAAAACACGTCAAGAACAGATTTAAAATTGACAGTACATATACCGACAAACGAGCCCCCTATTATGATAAGGACGATATCATAACCGATTTGGTTGAGAAAGTCCTACATAATATTATACGTTTGAACTAATTACTTTATTCAAGTTTTGGAGAAAATATTTATGAAAAGAGAAGATTTATTCGAGAGTATCGAAAAGCAAATACTTGCTGAGAAGGTTTACCGTTCTCAAATTAGAAAGAAGTTGGGTGAATTCAAAGTTCTCCAAGAAAACAAAATGAAGAAGCAATTGATTGCAGAAAAGATATATAGAGCCAAATTGAGAAAAGAGTTTGCTAGTGTTGCTATCGAACTTACCGAAGGTAAAAAGACTACATTTGTTCACAAGACTACCGGAATGAATGCCCTTGAAGATCTTTTCTCTAACACTAACTTACTAAGTGTCCTTGAGGGTGACTACAAAATACTAACAACTTCTTATGAACAGAGAAGAGATTACAAAGAAAGAATTATGGAACTAGTTCTAGATTTATTCAAGCAAGAAGAAATCGGAAGAGACGAAGAATCTATTAACGAAAGCCTACATAGACTATTCGAACAAGAAGAGCCAGATATCCAAATCACTATTGATGATGAAGATCCTCCGGAAGACAAGATCGTCGGCCCTAAGAGGGACGAGATGGAAAAGGAAAAAGAACAGGCTCGTGAAGATTCTGAGAATGCTGCTGCAATTGATATGAAGCAAGATGCTACTGGTGTTAGAAGAGCAGACTTGGCATTTAAAAAGATCGAGAATAGCATTAAAACGGCTTACGATACACTAGGCAACCCTGCAGATCAAACAGAGTTCAAAAGGTTCTTAATCGCTAACCTGAGCATGTATTTCAAGCAATTTGAAGCAGGACTTTCAAACGAACCTAAAGCAGACATCCCAGCCGATGCACAGCAAGCAATTGATGATGCTGAAACTAAATTAAGTGATGAAGGTGGCGGCACTGATGATGTTGGAGGAGATGAAGAGTTGGAAGTTGATTTAGGTGATTTAGAACTCTAATATATTAATATATAATATTATATATAATCTATTTAAAGTATTATGAAAGAATCAAAAGAACTATATTATAAAAACTATTCTAAAATATCAGAACTAAAAAGTTTGAATAAAATAGACGATCAATTCGTATATTATATTGAGTCATTATCATTAGAAGATATTATTAGCATTAAACTAGAAACTATTATGAGATCTCTAAACTTTAAGTTTTTCAACTTTCCTCTTTGGAAATCTTTTCATAAGATTGTTTCGGAGGCGTTGGTAAACTCTATAATTGGTATTGCCTCCAATAATTCTGAGGCTGCTAGGTTACTAGGCATTGATATGAATCAGTACAAAAGATGTCTCAAAGAATTTGGCTACGAAATTAAAACTTGGGAGAGAGAATGAGCGACAAAAGATACATAATAATAGATTCAACAAAATACTTAGGCAAATACAGTGTATATGACACCTTTAAAAAAGAAGAGCATCCGTGTCACAATTATGCTACAGCCAAAAATCTTTGTGAGGAATGGAATAAAAATGAATGCAAATGAAGAAAAATGTCCAGTGTGCGAATGTAATCCATGCGATTGTCACGGATCAGACGACGAAGAAGAATATTGGAAAATATGGGGCGACAGATAATTTGAATATAATTGAATTCTCAAACGTATAAACAGTGTAATCAAACAACGGGGGTTAAAATGATTAACAATTTAGGTTATGCATGTATCAACATGCAACTCAACGATCCAAAAAACTATGGATCAAATCCAAAAGCGGAGCGTGTTACTACAAACCGTGCAATGATCAAGAAGACATTCAAGGCTAAAGGTATGGAGTATGCTGGGCAACTTGCACTTCAGAACTGTCGTGATCTTCTTACAATTCTGAAATGGAACAAGGCGAATGGTTTCGATTTCTTTCGGCTATCGTCTAATATGTTCCCATGGGCATCAGAATACAACATTGAGGACTTACCTCAGTTCAACCTTATCGAGCAGGCTTTATTTGATTGTGGACTATTTATTGAGGATAACGGCATGCGAGTCACATCCCATCCCGGCCCGTTCAATAAACTGACGTCTCCTAATGAGCAAGTCATTCTCAATACTATCAAAGATCTTGAGAATCATGGTAAGGTATTTGATCTGCTTTGCTTGGAGCGCTCTCCATATGCTAAACTCAACATTCATGTTGGCGCACACTATAACAATCGAAAGATGGCATTGGACAATTTCTGTAGAAACTTTGAGCGATTATCTGAAAGTGTGCGTTCTAGACTAACGGTGGAAAACGATGACAAAGCAACATTATACTCAACAAAGGAACTTTACGACGAAGTTTATGCACGTATCGGTACTCCTATTGTGCATGACTACCATCACCACGGCTTCTGCACTGGCGGCTTATCGCAAGAAGAGGCAGTTAAGTTAGCGGCTTCAACTTGGGGCGACATTGTACCTGTAGTTCATTACTCTGAGTCTAGACGTGATGAGTTTTGTGACAATTCTATAAAACCTCAAGCACATTCTGACTACATTTATCGCAAGATAGATACTTATGGGGTTTTGCTAGATGTTATGGTTGAAGCAAAGATGAAAGAACTTACTGTTCTTAAATACTTGGAGTTACACGGTGAATCGACAGAATCAAAAATTGTGGCTTAAATGGAGTACGGTGTTGAAGAAAATTCAGCACCTTAAATTTGATTATGCTGGGACTGAAGATAAGGAAATTATCGAAGACATGATCCAGTACATAAAAATCTTAATGGCAAGATTAGAAAAAGATGAATAAAATCATCTGTTCAAACGTATAATAATATAGAAAGGAGAAACAATGAAAACTAAATTATTAGCACTGACGTTCTTGATTGGATGTGGAGACAAAGAGCAGGCAACTGCAACTACTGCCACCACTAATACCACTGAAGAAGTCAATACTGTAGAGAATACTACAAACACTACTGCTGAAACAACAACTAAAATGGTTGAAGTAAAGAATGAAATCACAGCAGAAGAACCAGTCGTAACTGAAACGACTGAGGAAAATACAACTATTGTTGAAGGAGAAAATAATGATTAGTAGTTTAATGTTTATGCTCTTTGCTTGTGGAGATAAAGAAGAAGATACAAGTGTAGAAGCAGAAGAGGTAGTCGAAGAGGCTGCTGAAGAAGTGGAAGAGGAAGATACCGCCGCTGAGGAAAGCGAAGAAGGTGATCCTGAAGAATCTTCATCTGAAGAATAATAACCCCCCCTGAGTTTGGCAGTTCTCTTTAAAAACTGTCTTTTTTTTTACGTGGAGAAATTATGAAGAACATTGTTTTATTTGATATGGATGGCACACTGACTGAGCCTAGGCAAAAAATGGGGATTCAAATGGAACAACAACTTAAGAATCTCCAAGAATCTGGATATGAAATTGGAATCATCACAGGATCAGATATGAACTACGTAAAACAGCAGTGCTCTGGATTGTTTGATCTGAGCCTCGTAGATACCTCTAGAATCCATTTTCTGCCTTGCAATGGCACAAAGTATATCTTCAACAGAGAAACGGTTTATGAGCGAAATATGAGGGAATATATGGGTGAGGCACTTTGGAACCGCCTCATGTTTCTTTTGATAGAACTCCAAAGAGACTTAACAATGCAATACAATATACCTCTCACTGGACATTTCTTCGATTACAGAGGAAGTATAATTAATTGGTGTCCGATTGGAAGAAATGCATCCTTAGAAGACAGAAAGAAGTGGGAAAAGTTAGATGTAGATAATAAAATCAGAAAACCTTTTCTCAAACAACTTAAAGCGCTAATATACGAACATGTTTCACACCTAGGAGATTTGTCAGCATCAGATGTAGAACTAAAAGTGAAATATGGTGGCGACACTTCGTTTGATATATTTCCTATAGGATGGGACAAGACTTATGTACTAGAAAAGACTAACACGTTCTCAGATTATGGGAACATACATTTTATTGGAGATCGTTGCAGTCAGAATGGAAACGATTACGAATTATATACACACCCTAGAACTATAGGGCTAGAAACCACATCACCAGAAAAAACTATACAAATTGTGAATAAAATACTACACTCAATCGTATAATAAATATAGGCACTCGTGGCTTAATGGATAAAGCAACTGCCTTCTAAGCAGTCGATTGCTGGTTCGAGTCCAGCCGAGTGTACCACTGAGGTAAAAAATGAAAGATAAAACAATAGACGAAATGATTCAAGCATTTATTGAAAATGGTTTGGATTTATCTCAATTTAAGTTTGTGAGTGATTATGACAAGGAAAACTTTTTCATGATGTATACTGATCTATTCCAGTCTATGATGAAGGATGATGATGATTATGATTTTAAAATAACTGAAGAGAAGGATTTATTTATAACCTTAAATAACGAAGAAATGTTCTTGTTTGTCACAGATGAATATCAAACTTTAAGGTGTGACTTGTGCGGTGGCTACTATGATAAAAACAACACAAATCAAATTTTACTATTAACAATTCTATTTTTAACTATAAAAGAATTGAAAGCAATGATCGATCTTTTTACTGGTGAAATAATGAAAAATATGGAAAGCAGAAAGTCATCAAAGTATACAAAACTGCCAAAGTCTTTTGCTGGAAAAGCAAACTATCTGTCTTCTAAGCAAGAAAATATAATGGAAGATATTGACAAAGCAAGAGAAAAAGTAACCATAAAGGAGATAAAATGATGAAATCTAGAAGACTTAATTTACCAACAGTGATGGTATCTGGAGGTTTTGATCCTATTCACGGAGGACATGTACAAATGATTCGTGATGCAGCACAGCGAGGTAATGTGATTGTTGTTGCAAATTCAGACGAATGGCTGATGAGAAAGAAAGGATATGTGTTTATGTCCTTTGAAGAGAGGGCAAAAATCCTTAGAGAGATCAAAGGTGTGATTTTGGTTGCCGCAGTGGATGATTCGGATGACACAGTGTGCAATGCGATTCGAATGATACGCCCAGACTACTTCGCAAATGGCGGCGACAGAGGAAAATCTAACACTCCAGAGCAAGATGTTTGTGAAGAATTGGGAATCGGGATGTTATGGGGAATTGGAGGAGACTATAAATTCAATTCTTCTTCAGATTTAGCAAAAAATCTTGTAAAAAATTATCCTAGTTGAGGATTTTTAATTATTTAAATAATACTTACTAGTGTAAAAATTGTCATTTTTATGAAAAACTCTCCCCCCCTCCTGAATTTTAAAGAGAAGATATTCGTATCTTCTCTTTTTTGTTGTTAAGTGACTATTTATTTCAAAATGAGGGTTACGCATGAATAACAAATGGAGAGACTTTTTAATCGATGAAGAGCCAAAATACGAATATGATCCGAATCTATCGCTCATATCTGAAGACGATTTTGAGGATCTTGAAGACTATTCTCAGATTTTAAATGAGGCTGAAGATCTTCTAGACGAGAAGAAAGGAAAGAAACGTAAGGCTGCCAAAAAGAAGCGTCGCAAGAAGAAGAAAAAGGCTAAGGGCAAGAAGGATGCTTGTTATCACAAGGTACGTGCACGTTATGATGTGTGGCCGAGTGCTTATGCTTCTGGTGCACTTGTTAAGTGTCGTAAGGTTGGAGCAAAGAACTGGGGTAATAAATCTAAGAAAACTAATGAAGAGTTGGAACTAGATGAAGAAATCTTAGAGGGAATAGTTTCAGAAACCACACAAATGAGTAGTCAACAGTTAGAACAACACTACCAACAACATCAAGACTTTATCTTTAACGCCATAGAGCAATTAGAGATTCTAAAAAAAAAATATAACGGCTCAACTAATAGTATGAACTGGTTAAAGAGGTACCCCACTCGCGAAATGGCTGCTAAAAATCCGTCGATTGATCCACAATATGCCGCATCTGTAGAAGTGTTATACCCAGATTCTCAAAGGGATTATGTGGAATTTAATAATTTTTTGGATGAATTCCATTTGATGATGAGAGGTGCAGGATACCATGCAAGTAGAGTGTACGATATGTCTATTGATGGCTTAATAAAATCATTGAAGAAGAAAGTTGATAAATTTTTGATGGAAAAGAAAAAGCGCAAAAAGAAGCGTAAATTAACCTCAAAGCCGTCATCTGAACGATCTCTTAGAGATTGGTTTGGGAGAAGAGGAGCAAAAGGCGGCAAGAAAGGTTGGGTTGATTGTAATGCTCCAGACGGCAAAGGTGGCTATAAATCATGTGGCAGATCATCTGGAGAGAAAAGAAAACGATATCCTGCATGTCGCCCAACCCCCGGTGCATGTAAGAAAATGAAAGGATCTAAAGGTAAGTCATGGGGTAAAAAAGATTCCAAACGAAGAGGTAAAAAGAAATGAAAGTAAAAAAATCTTATTTAATGCAAATAATCAAAGAAGAATTGCTAGCAGTTCTTGAAGAAGATTCTACTCAGGAAGAATTCTTTGTTGGGCAAATTTGGGTTCCACAAGGAAAAGAAGATAGAGCGGACAACAAGTTTGCATTAAAAGTTGTAGACGTGCTGCCATCCACTGTGAACGTTGAATTTATGGGCAACGGCTTTATAAGATTTGAAATGGGTTCGATGAAAATGTTGACAAAAGATTCTCTTAAGAAAATGTTTACTGAAAGATCTGAAGTCTTTGATCAAGAAACAGGGCACACAAAATATGAGTACACCATAAATTTGGGAGAAAATAAAAAAAAAAGTAACGAAGGCTTGAACTATCACATTAAAAACAGGACTCCATTGACAGAGAATGTTTACAGAGTTGGCTCTGATGCATATTTTAACCTAATCAAAGAAGCAAGAGTGCAGTATAAGAAAGGTAATTATACTCCGCTCAACGAAGAAGAAAAAGAAATGCTTGAGTCTGATCTAGGTGAATGGGCTACTTTTAGAGGAGAAAAGGTACCACTTGACTTTCCAATGTACACTGAGACTCTAGAGGAAAGAAAGAAACGTAAGAAGAAGAAAAAGAAAGATCCTCCAATAGGTAAGCCTACTAAAAACACTGGAGGAGGAAAGAAGTATAAGGTATTTGTACGTAATCCTAAGACAGGTAAGATCAAAAAGATTACCTATGGTGACTCACAAGGTGGACTTAAAGGTAACTGGAACAGCGCTGAGGCTCGTAAGTCTTTTGCTTCACGTCATAGATGCGCCGAGAAGAAAGATCGCACTAAAGCCGGATATTGGGCTTGTAGGGCGCATAAAGATTTCGGGACAAATGTTCCGGGAAGATTCTGGTAAGGAGACAAAACATGAAAAGTAAAGTAACAAAATCATATATTAAACAATTAGTCAAAGAAGCATTACAAGAAACTACATTTGTAGATCCTAAAGGTAGGGCTGTGGATCTCGCAAGAGGAGATTTATCTCCACGAAATAGGATTCAGGCAAAATATTACGAACCATTATATAGACATCCAAATATAGAGTTCAGGAAAAAGTTGGAAAAACTAAGAATTAAGTCTGTTGGCATGCCAGATCTTGAAGACTACGATCCCTTGGTTGATTTTGAAGAGCCTAGGGTGCCAACTCCAGAAGAGAAGGCAGAGGCAAAAAAACAATATCAGTTTTTTGCTGCAATGGCTAATCATCAAGATGAAAGAATCAGAAAATCTTTCAATTCAGAAAATATGAGAATGGTAAATCAAGCAATTTCTTTGGCTGATGTATATCCTCCCGAAGTCGCACCACCACAATTATCTGATGATGAAGAATATGAGCAAGGAATTTATGACGAGTTTGGTGGATCGGATGGTACCATCGGTGTACATAATTTTCCATACCAGCAAAGTCCTTCTATCGGACAGTATCGCGAAATATTTAATAATCTTCTAAACAAAGCGGTTAAAAGAGTTCAAGATGCATATGATTCTGGAGAGAAAAGGCAGACTGAACTTGCTTATATCGCATCTCAAACACCCGGGCTTCAACAATCTTGGGATAGATTTGGATATGATCTTGAAGATCTTAATTTTATACCAGAACTGGCTGTAGAAAAGGTTGTTGGAAAAGATAACATGGAAGATCTAGGATATGCCGGTAGACTTGAAGAGTCTAAAGCCTCAAAAGTGACAAAATCATACATTAGGCAACTAGTGAAGGAAGAAATTAGAAAAGGAAAGAAATGAAAGATTTTCCATTCAAACAAGTAAAATTGAGAGAAAACATAGTCCGTAGAACGTTCTCAGTGGACGTAGATCCATCCGAACTAGTCTGGCATATGGATAGAGAGGATAGGGTAGTAAAAGTCCTTGAGGGGGCTTCTTGGTACCTCCAAATGGATAATCAATTACCAACGAAATTAATTGAAGGAAAGGAATATTTTATTCCCAAAATGTCTTACCATAGGATAATTAAAGGTACTAGCAATCTGGTTTTAGAGATACAGATGCTAACATAAAGGAGTCCCTATGGCGAAGAAAACATATGTGATTGATACAAGCGTATTCTTAAGTGATTTTAGTTGTATCAAAAAATTTGATAACAATGATATAGTTATCCCATTGAAAGTATTGGAAGAAGTTGACAAACACAAAAAGAGGCAAGATTCTGTAGGTTCCAATGCTCGTTCTTTCATCAGAATCTTGGATAGTTTACGAGAAAAAGGATCTTTACAAAAAGGCGTAAGGATTGACAAAGGGAAAGGAATTGTATCTGTTGTAACTTACGACAGTGTCTCTGAGAAACTCCCAAAAGACTTAACCTCTGGTGTTGCAGATCACATGATTTTAGAAACAGCAATGACAGTAAAAGCAAACAGCCCTAAATCTAGAAAGGTGATCCTAGTATCTAGAGATATAAACTTGAGAGTTATCGCCGATGCTGTTGGTATGCTGTCTCAAGACTACCTTGTTTCTCAAGTAGTTGAAGACACGGACAAACTGTATTCAGGTATGGCTACTGTCTTGGTTGATGATGAGTTGGTGGATCAGTTTTACTCTGGTGAGGATATATTTATTACAAAAGAATTTGCCGATGAACAGAAAGTTGCACTATACCCAAACATATTCTTGATGCTTGTTTCTTCGTATAATGAGAAGAAGACAGCACTGTGTCGCTACTACAACTGCAATGAGCCAGTTGATAGACTGCTAGACTGCAAGAACAATCTTAACTGGGGTGTGCAGCCTAGAAACAAAGAGCAGACATTTGCATTTGACTTGCTTATGGATCCAGATATTCACCTTGTCACACTTACAGGGCAAGCAGGATCTGGAAAGACACTATGTGCTATTGCCGCAGGTATGGAACAGTCAGTGACGTTTGGTAAAATGTTTAACAACAAACTGGACACAAAGCATAAATTAGAAGTATCAAAAAGATATAACACAATAGAGGATGAAGAAGAGGGGATCGCATTCAATAAGATGGTAGTATCTCGTCCAGTACAGCCAATGGGCAAAGATATTGGATTCTTACCCGGTACCATGGAAGAAAAAATGATGCCTTGGCTAAAGCCAATTCAAGATAATATTCAATTTATCGTAGGGAACGACAAGATTATCATGGAACAACTTATGGAGTCCGGCGCAATTGAATTAGAAGCGCTGACATACATCAGGGGTAGATCGATATCCAATTCGTTTATCATTGTGGACGAGGCACAAAACCTCACAGCACACGAAGTCAAGACAATCATCACAAGAGCCGGTGAAGGCACCAAGGTAGTTCTCACTGGAGATATTGAGCAGATCGATAACGTATATACCAATGAGACTTCTAACGGACTCACATACGCTATTGAGAAGTTTAAAGACTCAGTCATTGCTGGACATGTATCATTCAAGAAGGGTGAAAGATCAAGACTTGCAACAGAAGCAGCCAAGCGTTTGTAAAGAAAATCAAATTTCTCTTACATAATAAAACTTTTATGTAAAAATTTTGAATAAATCTTTATACTCAAACGTATAAATACTATACAATGGAGATGTTCATGAAAAAAACTATTAAAGAAATACTTGTAACATATGTTGGAGAGAAATTGAATCCTGAGAATGGTGATGTTACTGTAGAACATATTATAGAAGTTATGGCTGAAGAATTCCCAGATTTTCTTATGATTATAGCAGAAGAGAATTGGATTCGTGGATATGAACAGGCATTAAACGATGTAGAGGAAGGAGAGAGGCTTGTCAAAGAACAGAAACAACTTAACGAAGTTACTGCAACAATCGCAGACTAAAATACTTTCGGAAAAGAAAAGATTCTATTTTAACAGAGGTATCGAGTTTGTTCTCGACAAACCTCTTAAGAATGACATTGACATTGAAAAGATTATGGGCTTGTTACGATCTAACTTGCCCATTTCGTCGTATGCTGGGATTAAAAATGTCTATTTTGGAGATTTTGATATCCTCAAGAAAAGATCACTGACTGCCCTACATCATAAAGATAACATATACGTATCTTCTGATGAATTGGTAAGCGAAAAAGAAATACTAGATGATTTAGTGCATGAGTTTGCTCACAGGTTTGAGGAGAACAATTCAGAAAAAATCTATGAAGACGGTAAGATAATAAATGAATATCTTGGGAAGATGAATAGGTTACACGATCTAGTAACTCAAGAATATAATTTAGAAGAATATGATTTGTCGTATTTTGATTTTATAAACACCGAGTTTGATCCAGAGTTTGATAAGTTTTTGTATAAAGTTGTTGGGTATGAAAAGATTAAAAACTTGGCGCCGACACTCTTCATACGCCCATATGCAGCCACGTCAGTGCGTGAATATTTCGCTACTGGGTTTGAAGACTATTATTTAGAGGGTGGCATGCAACTTAAGAATATATCACCAATATTGCACTCTAGGATAGAACTTCTAGAAAAGAATACAGATTTCAAAATTACTTAAGGAGAAAATATGAAACAAATTATTATTAACAAGACAGAGGAAGACAACAAACTAATCGTTGATGTTAAACTACCAGCAAGAGCATATGCTAGAGATCCTGTCATTGAATTTTCTAATTCGGAATTAGTGGAATACCTTACAAAACAAGGAGTAATATTGACAGATTATGAATTAGAGTCACAATCTTCTAATGTGCTTACGTCTTACAACACTAAAGGACTAAGCCCAAACCTAGAGGGAACTTGGATTTTTAACAAAATTGCCAAAGAAGAAGAAAAATTGAATAAACAAAAGCCTCAAACGTATAAAAAGAAAAGAACAAAAAAATCGGGGGACTAATGACTAACAAATATATTTCTTTTTCACAACTTAAAAACTGGGTTAAATGCCCATTCTATCACAAACTGGCTTCAATCGATAAGGTTGAGGGATCATTTTCTGGAAACATTTACACTGCTTTTGGCTCTGCTTTGCATGAGACAATTGAGAAACATTTAGAAAATGAGATCGATGAGACAGAATTAAAAGACTATTTCGGTAGAGCATTTGGAAAAGAAAGAGGCTTGTTGATTGAAGAAATCAAAGACAATCATTTTGATCAGTTCAGATCTCAAGGAGAAAACTTGGTAGACAAGTATAAAGTAAAGTTAGATTCTTACTTTGGTGAGAATTATGAGATTATTAAGTGCGAAGAAGAGATTTTTGAGGATATTTCCCACTATGATGGGAATCCTTTCAAATTTAAAGGATATATCGACTTGGTTGTCAAAAAAGGCGAGACTTATCATATTCTGGATTGGAAGTCTTGTTCATGGGGATGGGATGCTAAAAGAAGATCAGACAAAATGGTTGTCTATCAATTAATTTTTTATAAGCATTACTATGCAATGAAGCATGGCATTGATCCAAAAAACATTGAATGTCACTTTGGGCTTCTAAAGCGAACCGCCAAGACTAACGAAGTAGAATTATTTAAAGTAACTTCTGGAAAGAGAAGAACAGAAAATGCTATGCAATTATTGTCAAGAGCGCTTTACAATATTGATAATGGTGTTTATATTAAGAATAGGCTTTCTTGTGCTAATTGTGAGTTCAAGGGAACCAAACATTGTCCGTAACAAAAGGAGAAGAAATGTCGGAAAAAAGAATTAAAGTTTTGACTATATCTGATCACCCACTATCGCCATCGGGTGTCGGAACTCAAACTAAATATATTATAGAAGCCCTGCTTAAGTCTGATAAATTTGATGTAGTCAGTCTTGGTGGGGCAATCAAGCATCCGGATCATAAGCCACAGATCACGGAACAATGGGGTGAAAGATGGAAAATCTTCCCTGTCGATGGCTATGGCACACAGGATATCGTAAGATCTATTATCAGAAATGAACGTCCTGATATTTTGTATTTTATGACTGATCCTCGTTTTTATGGCTGGCTTTGGGAAATAGAGGCAGAGATTCGTTCTTTAATCCCCATGGTATATTATCATGTGTGGGACAACTACCCACTACCAAAATATAACCAGAGGTTTTACGAATCTAACGATTTTATTGCAACTATATCAAAAGTTACAAGTGATATTGTGCAAAATGTTGCACCTGATGTGAAAGAGCAGTATGTGCCGCATGCTGTTGATTCTAACTTTTTTAAGCCTTTGCCAAAAGAACAGATAGAAGAGTTTAGAGCACAGTTTGATGAACAGTACGATTCAAAAGGAAAGTTTTTGTTTTTTTGGAACAATCGAAATGCTAGAAGAAAACAGAGCGGTTCTTTGATTTATTGGTTTAAAGACTTTCTAGATCAAGTTGGACATGATAAAGCATCATTAATCATGCACACAGATCCCAAAGATGGATATGGGCAAGATCTCAATGCTATTGTTCAAAACTTAGGATTAATTGATGGACAGATTTTGTTTTCTACTAACAAAGTTCAAATGGAAAATCTAGCAATGTTTTATAATCTAGCAGACTGTACGATCAACATATCAGATGCTGAAGGATTTGGACTGGCAACGCTTGAATCTCTTTCTTGTGGGACACCAATAATTGTGAATATGACAGGCGGACTACAAGAACAGGTTACAGACGGAGAGACTTGGTTCGGGATTGGACTGGAGCCTGATTCTAAGGCGATTATTGGATCTCAAGAAGTGCCTTACATATACGAAGATCGACTAAATGGTAAGAAGGTTTCGTCCGCCCTAAGAGATATGTACATGGCTGATCAAGAGTATCGAGATGCCCTAGGAAGAGCAGGTAGAGAACATGTGATAAAAAATTACAGTTTTGAAGTTTTCGAAAAAACTTGGGTTGATTTGATGCAGCGAATATATGAAGAAGAAGGTTCTTGGGAAACCAGAAAGCATTTGAACTATAGACTATTGGAGGTAGCATGAAAAAAATATTATTAGTGGCACCGGTACTTTCACGTTCCGGATATGGTGAAATGGGCAGATTTGCTCTTAGGGCATTGATGTCAAACCCCGCAGTTGATTTATATGTACACAATATTAGTTGGGGAAGATCAGGATGGATTTGGAGAGACGATCAGGAAAGAAAACTGATTGATGCGTTGCTTCAAAAAACAGTTTTGTATATGCAGAACAATGGGCAATATGATGCAACCGTGCAGTGTACAATACCTAACGAATGGAAGCGTTTATCTCCTCATGATATTGGATATACAGCAGGTATTGAAACTAACAGAGTTGCTGGTGAATGGTTGGTAAAGGGAAATGAGGTTGATAAAATTATCACAATTTCTAAACACAGCATGGAAGTTTATAGAGACACTTCTTATGAAGCAACTGATACCAAGACTGGACAAAAGATACCTGAATACAAATGCGATACACCTATGTCGTTCGTTGGTTTTCCTAAGAGAGATATCGAAGTAGAAGAACTGGATCTAAACCTTAGACATGATTTCAACTTTCTATGTGTTGCTCAGTTAGGCCCACGAAAAAATGTAGATGCTGTTTTACATAATTTTCTTGAAGAGTTCAAGAATGAAGAAGTTGGCTTGCTTTTCAAAGTTCATCAGGCAAACGATTCTGTTATGGACTACCATAACATTAAAAAACAATTTGAGCAAGTTTCGAAAACAGCAAAAGAAGGAGGGTGGAAATGTTCTATAAATCTACTTCATGGAAATTTATCTGACGAACAAATGCAAGGTTTATATAATCATCCTAAAGTAAAGGCTGTTGTGTCTTTTACGCATGGTGAAGGTTTTGGACTTCCTTTATATGAGGCTTCTTGTAATGGGCTTCCTGTTATAGCAACAGATTGGAGTGGACACTTAGACTTTTTAGCCATCAAAGAGGACATTAACCCTCCCGGAAAACTCAAAGGTGGAAAAACTAGGGGCAAAATCACAACATACAAGAAAAAGTTTGCTGCTGTTAAGTGTGAACTGAGACAGGTTCCTCAAAATGCAGTTTGGGATGGAGTTCTTCATGCTGAATCTAGTTGGGCTTATATTGATGATGCTGATGCTAAAAGTAAAATGAGAGATGTTTATGAAAATATTGACAAATGGACAGAAATGGCTGAGCAACTTCGAGATTCTTATGAAGGTGAGCAGTATTGGTTTAATCGTTTTAACGAAGAACTAGGAATACAATTTGACAGCCCAGATGAAGAGGAGTTTTTATTATGAAAACTGCAATAATTACTGGAGTAACTGGACAAGACGGCTCTTATCTTTCAGATCTTCTGATTGATAAGGGCTACAAGGTTATAGGCACATATCGAAGAACAGTTTCAGACTTTGAAAACAAATGCCAGAACATAACTCATTTACTTGATGACGGTAATTTTATCTTAGAAGAGGCAGATGTAACAGATTCTTCTTCACTTTATCGCTTGATATCTGAATACCAACCAGATGAATACTATAATTTGGCTGCTCAATCACATGTCGGTACGTCCTTTAAAACGCCTGTTAGTACGACTGAGATCAATATGATGGGGTGTTTGTATGCCCTAGAGGCAATAAGGCTCCAGAAGCCATCCTGCAAGTTCTATCAGGCATCTACGAGCGAGATGTTTGGTGATAATACTCAGTGTCCGCAAGGACTTGATACCCACTTTTCTCCTGTCTCGCCTTATGCATGTGCTAAATTAGCAGCACACCATATGGTAAGCACTTATAGAAAGTCTTATGGGATTTACGCATGCTCTGGTATTCTTTTCAATCATGAATCTCCAAGACGAGGAGAAAACTTTGTAACCAGAAAGATTACCAAAGCCGCTGCAAGAATCAAGTTGGGCTTACAAGATGAACTAAGGCTTGGAAACTTGTCTGCCCAAAGAGACTGGGGACATGCTGCTGATTATGTTAAAGGAATGTGGATGATGCTTCAGCACGATGTAGCAGATGATTATGTGCTAGCAACTGGTAAAACTAACTCAGTTCAAGAATTTTTAGAGTATGTTTTTGACTATGCTGGGCTGGACATCAAAGATCACGTAGTCATTGATCCTAAGTTTTATCGTCCTTGCGAAGTGCCAAAGTTATGGGGAGATCCATCCAAGATGATGAAGACATTGGGCTGGGTGCCTGAATATGATTTTGAAGAACTTGCAATGGAGATGTACGAGAAAGATCTAAGAAGAGAGCAAATTAATTTGAATAAAATGACAAACTTAAACGTATAATATATAAAGAGGTTTATGTGAACAAAAAAGATATAAAAAGTATAATCGCTGAAGCAAAAAGTCTTTCTTCTTATGAAGAGAGGCTGTCTTTCTTTAAAGACAAATTCAAGGGACAAACGTGTTATATTTTAGGATGCGGCCCATCTCTAAAAGACATTGATAAAGAAAAGTTAAAACTAGAACTGAAAAACAATTGTTTGATGACTATCAAGCAAAGTTATTTTCCTTTTAAAGACTATATTGATTTTCATTTTTTTAATACAAATAACTATGTCTACTATCCCGACAAAGAAGAAAGTTTTTATATTGGATCATCTGATTGGAATAGTGAGGTTATTGCTAGAGCAGCGTATTGGAAAAATCAACAAGTTGATATTTGTTCTAGAGTTACTGGACAAATAATAAACAGAGACACAACTGGTAATGGCACACCTACTAGAATGCCTTTATCTAGAAAACAATATTTTGAAGATTTTGATGGTTTAGAGAATTATACTTTTGAAAAAACAGGACTAATGAGAGAGTGGGGAGCAGGTATAATGTATGAAAATGTGTTATTTTTTGCTTTGCATTTAGGGTTTGATAAGGTAAAAACAGTAGGGTGGGATTATGCAGATCCCAGCATTGAAGGCTTTGTTGAGCATTTTTATCATGAAGAATCTAGAAATAAAACTATAAATCCTTGTGGAAAGCCATACAACTCTGAAATGCTAGATTCGATTAATCTGTCTAGAGTGTTTGCAGAGTATTTTGAAAAACTAGGAAACTCAATAGAAGCATATGAATCAGACAAATGCTTTTTATCTAAAAAAATACGGAGATTTAAAATATGAAAATCAATTTAATTATCCCTGCTAAAGGAACTAGCAAAAGGATAAAAAATAAAAATTTGTACGAAATCAATGGAAAGACATTGGTTTTTCTTGCATGTGAAAAAGCACTCAAATGTGAAAACATAGACAACGTTTATCTAGATACTGAAAGTGACGATATCATTGCTAGTGTAAAGTCGCTTTTTTCTAGAGGATTGAAATTAATCAAAAGACACCCTAGTCTCGCAACAAATGACATAGGTGCCAATGAAATGATGATATACGGACTTCACAGCGTTGACGAATGTGACATACTATTGCAGACATTTTGCACTTCACCATTGTTAAGATCTGAAACTATAGATTTTTGCATTGAAAGATTTGTTAACCACGGACTTCCTCATCACGATTCTTTTTTCACGACTGTAGATGTTCAAGAGTATTTCTGGAAAGATGGGAAATCTTATAATTTTTCAACCAAAGAACTGCCTAACAGTTTTGAATTAGATATCTTGAAAATGGAGACACACGGACTTTACGGCATAACTGTAGATTCTCTACTTAAAAACAAGACAAGAGTTGGAGAGAGCCCAATGATGATAGGGGTTTCAAAAATTGAATCTTTAGATATAAATGTCAATGAAGATCTAGAATTAATTGAGAGGTTGATGAATGTTACCAAATGATATTTATATGGGTATAGTATATGATTCGTTAAGGCTGATGGGTGAACAATATAAAGATTTTTATATTAATATAAAGCCCAAGTGTGGCTATACCTCGATTATTCAGGGAGATTGTTTCACTACTTATGGAGAAGTGGTACGAGATTGGAAAGTAGATTATTCAAAACTAGACAATATAAGGCTTGATATGTATAAGCCAAGTATGTTTGCGAATAATCCAATTGTCTATTTACAAGCGAATGACGACAAAGTAGCACATAGTGGTGATATAACTTCTTTAATATATAAGAAACTCGGAGCAAAAGGTTTTGTGACAGATGGAGTAGTTAGAGATATCGATATTATTGATCAACTAGATTTTCCTGTGTTTTGTAAAGACGAAAATCCAATTGATGCTTTAGACTATTGGGCTTTGACGAGATATCAGATTGATATTGAAATAGAGGGGGTGAAGATAACCCCAAATGATTACTCGTTTGCTAGTAGAGATGGTGTTATAATTGTAAGATCTGATCTTAAAGATAGATTTAAATCGATTGCACTGGAACAATTAGAAAGAGAAAAAAGAGTTCGTTTCTTGATTAATGAAACGGAAAAAACATTTGAACAAATAGTGGAGGAAATGGGAAGATGGTAATTGAAAAACCTATTATGGTGGCAGAGTTGAGTATTAACCACCTAGGTATGGTTAAAATTGCTCAAAAAATGATTGACGAAGCCGTATCCGGTGGGGCAAATCTAATTAAACTTAAATTCAAGAATGTTAAAAAATATTACAAAGACGATGGTAAAAAATGGAGAAATTTTGATTTTAAGACATATCGAGGATCTTTGGAGTTAAGTAAAGAAGATTTTGAATATTTAGCAAATTACTGCAATTCAAAAGGAATAAGATGGTTCTGCACTGTACATGACGAAGAGGGGCTTGAATTCATTAAAACTTTTGATCCTCCTTTCTACAAAGTTGCTAGTATGGATGCTGGTAAAACAGAATTAGTTGATAAGGTTATGACTTTGTGCGCTAAGGAGGATAAGCCACTAATAATAAGTTTGGGTGGAAAGTCTGATGAGTTTGTTTCAAAGTTAGTTAATAAAATTAATAGATTTAAACTTAAAGCATTCTTGCTTCATACAGTTTCGATTTACCCAACACCAGATGGCAAGTCAAATATCACTTATATAACACACCTTCGGAACAAATTTGAAAGTGATAATATAAAGATAGGGTATTCTGGGCATGAAATTGGATATGCACCATCTATTTTAGCAACTCTCCAAGGCGCCAGAATGATTGAAAGACACTTTTCTCTCTCTTTAGATTGGGGTATCCACCATTTAGGTTGCGCTCTGACACCAGAAAAGTACAGAGAAATGAATGAAACGATAGATAAATTGATTCTAGAGAATAATGCTGGACTGACTGAGTTTCATAAAGAGGAATTGGATTTTCTCAAGGATATGAAGTACGTATGATTTATATTATTAGACATGGACAGACTGTGTGGAATTTGGCTAAAAGAAAGCAGGGACAAAAAGACTCTCCTCTGACTATTAAAGGAATTGATCAAGCAAAAAGAACAGCAGATTTGATCAAAAGGGAGTTTGAAGGAAAAGATATAGGAGAATATAAATTTATTACATCACCTCAATGGAGATGTCAGCAATATGCTAGCATAATATGTGAATCTCTAGGTGTTGATTTTATGCAGTGTATAACAGAAGAAAACTTAAAGGAACACTGCTTTGGGCTTTGGGAAGGAAAGACAGAAGAAGAGATAGAAAGAGACTTTCCGGGGTTTTTGGACAGAAGGTACAAAAAAGGTAATTATTGGCACTACATTGTGCCGATGGGAGAGAGTTACGAATTATTAAGTGAGAGAATATCATCTGTTTTAGATAAATATGAGGGACAAAAAATTATTTTTATATGTCATGAGATGGTTTCAAAAGTAATGAGAGGTAAACTCATGAACTTACACCCAGAAGAAACACTACCTTTGAAGCACAAACAAGACACTGTGTACTTCTTTCACGAAAATTGCTTAAAGGAAATAAAACATGTTTGAAAATTGGATACTCAAGTTTCCTACTCCTGAGTGGGAAGAACAGAGAGCAACTCTGGATCTTGCAACAAGACATTCCAGATCTATGGAAACTTGTAACAGACTTGTGACTGAGTACAAATTTGATTTTAACATGGACTGTGAAGAGTTGAGAAAAAACGGTGTCATGATAATCGATAACGTTCTTGATCAAGATCAATCACAGGATATGTACAAATATTTTTTAACAAAACCTTGTTATGATTTCTATGGTAGCCATCAAAAATTTGATTTGGCAAATATACCTAAGAACATTAAACTTGGGAGACACACGATAAAAGATAATCTATTATGCCCTAATATGATCGAATTAATTACTAACGAAAGGTTGACAAAAATGGCATCTAGTTATTTGGGATGCCCTGCAACTCTTTCATTGGTTCTTCCAATGTGGAGTTTTCCTCAAGATGTGAGCGAGCCAATTAACATGCAGTTGTTCCATAGAGATGCTGACGATTATAAGTTTGTGAAATTTTTTGTGTTACTTAGTGATGTGGAACTGGGCGAAGGAGAGCAGGTGTATGTAAAGAGGAGCCATACAGAAGACGATCTCCCAAAAGACATGTTTGAGATTGTGAGATATTCAGACGAGCAAGTTTTCAAATACTTCAGTCGTGATCTGGCAAAGACTATTTCAGGAGAATCGGGAACTAGTTGGTTTGCTGACACATATGGAATTCATAGAGGCACTGTGCCTAAGACTAAACCAAGACTGATTCTGCAGTTGCAATATAGTTACAACCCAGTTCCGATATTCAATTATAAATCGTATCGATATTCTAAATGGAATGAATTAAGTGAATTAGTGAAGTATGCATCTAGGTTATATATAAGGGAGTAAGAGATGAAAATAGCATTATGTATGAGAGGAAAAGTAGGAAATAATAAAAAGTATGTTTTAGGACGGCAGAATATGAATGCGGCAAAGATTGGGTTTAAACATTGGAAAGAGAACTTGTTAGATCATAATGATGTTGATGTGTTTTTTCATTGCTGGGATAGACAATTTAAAGATGAGTTGGTTTCTATGTATAATCCAAAAGGATGTATTTTTCAAGATCAAATTGATTTTGGCTCTAATCTTAGTACTAGACAATTTGCCATAAAAAGCAATTGGTATTCTATCAAACGATCTTTAGATGTTATGAGAAAGTATGAACAAAAACATAATATAAAGTACGATATCGTATTATTATCTAGATTTGATTTAGCATTGCAAGAAAAGATTGACTTTGAAGATTCCAGATTAGACATGAAAAGATTTTATCACAATGGCTCAGATCCAATACATATGTACAATCCAGAAATATGTCGTGGTTCTTGCTGCGATAGAGAGTCTCATTACTATGAAGTTGGGGATCTATTGTTTGTTGCAAATTCCGATAATATGTATAATTTTACTAGAATTTATGATATTTTAGAAACATACGGACTAGATTCTAACCATATGATTGCCGCTAGGCATTTAAGAGAACTGGGGTTATTCGAAGACATGGGTAACTTTATGATACAAAAAAAATATGACAATTATTACAAAAATAAAGAAGATGGAATGGTGCCATTGGTAAGATGGGCATACAAACTTTAAGGAGAAAAAATGAAAGTATTAATACCATTAGCAGGAGCAGGATCTAGATTTTTTAAAGCAGGTTACTCAGATCCTAAACCTTTAATAGATGTAGCCGGAAAACCAATGATTCAAAGAGTCATTGAAAATATTGGATTACCTGAAAATGAACACATTTTCATAGTCCAAAAACAACACATGGAAAAATACCCAAAGATGAAAGAGTATTTGCGAAATTGTGTAAAAAATTCTGTTTTAGTTGAGATAGATGGCTTAACTGAGGGTGCTGCATGTACAACATTGCTAGCCAAAGAGTATATTGATAATGACGAGCCATTATTTATTGCAAATGCGGATCAATGGGTTGATTGGGATCCTAAACACTTCCAGAACTATTGTAAAGGTTTGGATGGTTGCATACCGTTTTTCTTATCTGATAGCCCAAAGCACTCGTATTCAAGAGTAGACTATAATACAGGAAACATTACACAAGTTGCCGAAAAGCAAGTGATAAGTAACTTTGCAACAGTTGGAATGTATTATTGGGCTAAAGGATCAGAGTATGTTTCTTGTGCCGAAGAGATGATATCTAGAAACGTTAGATTTAACAATGAGTTTTATATATGCCCAGTGTATAATATATTAATAAACTCAAGAGGAGGGGTTGTTAAACCTTATCCAGTGTATGAAATGAGGGGAATGGGAACTCCTGAAGAACTAAATAATTTTTTAACAAAATTGGAGGAATTATGAAAATTTTTAGAACAATAGACGAGATAGATAGAGAGAAATACATTTTATGTAGATATTTTTTATCTTCTAATGAAACTTTAAGAGATGCTGCATGGGGTTTGAGCATAGGACAGAGTGTTGGAAACCCTAATGTCCGAAACCATTGGGAAACAGATGAGTTGTTTGAAAATCACTCTTGTTTTGTGATTGGTAACGAAGAAGTACTTAAAACAAAACAAGAGGGAGAGGTAACAATTGCCTTTCCTATTGCCAACACTGACTTTGAGTCTGATGGCGTTTCACATTTGCTGTGCCAGTTTATGGGAGGACAAATGGATATCGATATTGTTACCAAATGTCATCTTTTGGAAGTGGACTTTCCACAGCATATAGAAGATAATTATTTCATGAAGCCGAAATATGGAATTGATGGTATTAGAGACTTTACTGGTGCTCACGATAAACCACTATTTGGAGGGATCGTGAAGCCTAAGATTGGTGTCAACAGTGATGTCTTGCTAGAGATGGTTAAAGAAATGGTAGAAGGTGGAATCAATTTCATCAAAGAAGATGAGATCATGTCTAATCCTGCATGCTGCCCAATCGAAGAAAGGGTTCCAAAGATTATGGAATATTTGAAGGATAAGAATGTTGTCTATGCAGTTTGTATAAATTGTGATCCTCATCATGTTATCGATAGAGTAAAGAGGGTATATGAACTTGGAGCAAACGCAGTACACATTAATTTTTGGAGTGGACTGGGAGTTTACAAATCGATCAGAGAGTTGGATCTTCCTATGTTCATACACTTTCAGAAAAGCGGAGACAAAGTTTTGACTAATAAATCTCATGACTATCACATCTCTTGGGATGTTATTTGTGATCTTGCTGGCTTGATGGGAGTTGATTTTATTCACGCTGGAATGTGGGGAGGGTATATGTCTGACAACGAAGACGAACTTAAGAATACTTTGGACGTTCTTCATAATAGAAATGTAATGCCAGCCCTCAGTTGTGGTATGCATGCTGGGCTTGTAAAAGCCATCAACAAGCGTTTTGGATTGGACTATATGGCTAATGTCGGAGGAGCGATTCACGGACACCCTAATGGATCCAAGAGCGGAGCGATGGCTATGAGGCAATCAATTGACAAGGAATATGGCGAAGAATATCACATCGCAATTGAAAAATGGGGATTAACAGAGTGATAATTATTTCTCACAGAGCATATACCGAAGGAGAAGATACAACCGTAGAAAACCACCCAGCAGCGATCCAAGCATTGCTGGATTCTGGTTTTCATGTTGAAATAGATGTTTGGTATATCGATGAAAAATATTTGTTAGGACATGACAGTCCCAAATATCAAATCCAAGAGACTTTCCTTAAGCAAGAAGGGCTTTGGTGCCATGCTAAAAACAAAGATGCTCTAGAGCGAATGTTGGCTTCTGAAATACATTGTTTTTGGCACCAAGAAGATGATTATACAATAACATCTAAAGGGCATATCTGGGCATACCCTAATAAAGAGACTAGTGGCAAAAACACTGTGTTTCTATTCCCAGAAAGATATCCGGATATTGACGAACAGAAGTACGATTACATTTGTACGGATTATGTAACAAAATATTTGAATAAAATCGATATCTGAATCGTATAATAAGTAAAAGGAGAAAAACATGAGCACTGAAGTTCAAACTACACATTTATCTGATCAAGCATTAGGAGCGATTATGATGGCTTTGCAAAATAGTCTTCTAAATCAAACTGATATCGTGCCTGTGCTTAAAGGCTTGAAGTTGACTGTACACCCAACTGAGGGCATTGTTGTGATTAATCCACCCATCTTAAGGACTAATTCTGATAGTCTTTCAAAAGGTGAGACAATCGAGACGAGTGTACAATAATGCCTAAGTATTCATACCGCTGTGACGCTTGTGAAAGCGAATATGAAGTCTGGCATGGAATGACTGAGGAGCACACGAATTGTAATGTTTGTGATGCTCCTTCGGCTGTTCGTATTCCTGCGTTGTTAGGGGAAGTTACAATCAATACTCCTAAGCAAAAAGTTGGCGATGTTGTAAATCGTACAATCGAAGAGACTAAAAAAGAAGTAAAGGAGTACAAAAAGAATATTGACAGGAATTTTAAATTATGATTTTATACATTATCTTAGGACTTTCAATCCTTATCAATGCTCTTTTGGGGTGGTATATTTACAAACTTTTAAGAAACTTAATTTCCATTGAAGATCAGTTTTTAGAACTGAAATCAAAGTTACTTGAGTTTGCCACTCATCTAAGGGCTATTAACAAAGTCGAATCCTTTTATGGAGATCCAACCATTTCATCCTTAGTTGAGCATATGAAAAGGCTTGCAGGAGATATAGAAAACTATTCTCAAGTTATGGTTGTGTTCGAAGATGATCTACAGGAGGATAACGATGGCGAAGACGAGAAAGCCTAGAACCAAAAGAATGTACTTCACAAAAGTGCATGAAGATGCGATTATTGAATTTAATAATCCAGAAACAGATTTGAAGAGGAAATCTGAACTTTACGAAACCCTAATACATCCAGCACTGGATGAGATGGTTGACAAAATTGTATACACATATAAATTTACATCGTTGCCAAACATTTCCGAATTGCAACAAGACTGCAAGGTTATGTTGGTAACTATTTTGCACAAATTCAAGCCCGAAAAAGGACATAAAGCATTCTCTTATTTCTCAGTGATTACCAAAAACTGGTTTATCGCTCAAGTAAAAAAGAATAAAAAGAAAAATCAAAGAGAGACATCACTAGAAGGGCAAGTCGCAAATGGATTTGAGCCCGGCATAGAAGATGTTTATCACGAAAACAGAGAGAGGCAGGAGTTCATGAGGCTTTTGAAAGAAGAAATAGCGTCTTGGGAATCTGTCACGATGCGCCCGAATGAAAGAAAAGTATATGATGCTATCAATACCCTTATTGATAATGCTGATAAGATTGAAATATTTAACAAAAAGGCTATTTACTTGTACCTGAGAGAGATAACTGGACTAAACACCAAGCAAATTGTTTCTCAGTTGTCTAAGATGAGAGAGAAATACTCTGATTTTAAAACTAGGTATGAGAATGGTGAGGAATAATGTCTAAGAGGCTTAATAAATTTATAGAAGAAGCAGTTGAAAACATAAGAAAAGATCGTGAGATAACCCAAGAGTTGTTGAGCGATCTTATTGTAATTGCAGGGCAAAGCGAACACAATCATAAAGAAGTGTCATTGGCTGCAGCAAAATACGTAGAGACACTTCAAAGATCAAATGAACAGTTAGTCAAACTTGCTGGATTGATCCAAAAAGATGAGAAGAAAGATTCTGTGTTCAGTTTCTCCGGAGAAGACAAGGATGATATCTATGATATGATTCAAAAAGATGATAAGGAGAAATAATGAATGGGAAAGTTCATACCACCGGTAAATCAACTCAACAGTATAACACCTAGAAGATCTAGGGCTGCATTTAGTGACAGACAAAATCAGTCTGTATTAAGGCAATCTAAGAGATTAATTAGAGACTCATATAGTCCAGATGCCTTTGAGCAGATTGGCACTATGAAGGCAGTTGTACTAGAGGTTGTTTCAAAATTTGAAAACACCCCTAACACTAGTTGGAAGTATTCTAAAACAATTGCTATGGCAGTTGACGACAAGGCTGTACCATTCGCAGAAATAAGAATTAGAGTTCCTGAACTACATGCTCACCTTCCAGAGCCAGCAGATCCAAGCGATCAAGCGGCTATCAATAAGCATCCAATTGCTCTTTTGTTCCAGTCTACTGATGGATCCATTCCAGAAGTGGGAGATATTGTGGACGTTGACTTTGCTGATAAAAACAACTTCAGAGATGGCTTCATAACCTCAGTTGTCACAAAGGGATCTCAAAATTCAACACCAGCGACTGAGGTTGATTGTAGCACGTCCGACACTTTCAACTCTGCAGTTCCGTCTTTAAACAGCGCTCAGGCTTCAGGAGACACACAAACTTCTTACTCAACTCAAATAACTGGAGATCCTGCGATAGAATCTACTTCTACGGGTGTAGACTTCAAGAAAGATGTTGACGATAATCAACTAGTTTCAAATTATTTTGTTTCTATTTCAGATTTTAACACCATGACTGAGTTTCGTAACTACTCTCAAACCTACAATATTATCAAGGAGAAGAAAGTCTTCAATGTATCAATTCAAGTCGCAAATCAGGCTGAACTATTGATAGATTTCCAAAGATTGAAGCAGGTTGCTGAAATACTATCTGAGAACAATGTCGGAGTTTATATTTGGATATCTACGAATTATGAAAACTCTAGTGCTGCTGTTGGGCATATGCTAGATATAGTTAAAAAAATAAATACAAGAGGAGTTTTCTTTGAAGCCACCGGTGATTGGAACGAAGATCAATCATACCAATTCAGCATCAGGCTGTCTAGTTTTGTGAAGGAATTGGGATTAAGTTTTGGAGCGTTAATGACTGATCCAATGTCAACTTTCTCGTTTACAGAAGATTTAGACATAGCGTATGTCCTCAGAAATCATGTCGATAATTATGAAATAAATCGTTTTGAGGCGCCTATAGAAGAAAGCCAAGCACCATTTGGGTATGGATTGTATCATTTGAATGGATATAATTTTTTACCATCTGTGACTGGAGAGCGATGCGATGATGGAACAAGAAGCCCGGAAAGACTAAGAAGCGAAATGAATACATCACTATCGATGGAGAAGTACGGATTTTTAGATTATGGTATGCTGAGCCAAGACTTTGTAAAAGTCATAGATGAAAAGGTTGGTGATTTACAAAACTTACTAAGTACTACAGAAGAAACCATACAGATACCAAAAGCAAATCTTGATTCTAGATCAGTTACTCAAGACGAAAAAGAGCCCCCAACTTTCAATTCTGAAGCCCAAGGCTCACAAGACATTAAGGCTGTAAGCCCTCCAACAAACGGGTTTACTCCCGGACTTCAATGTTCTCCCTCTGCAGCAGGAGCCGTAAGTTACGCTACAGCCACAGGAGATCCACCCCAGCCATCGTTTAGGTTTGATAGTATAGTAGGCAGAGAAAATCTTCTTTGGACTGCTGCTCCGGATAGGATCTTCACGCAACTTCATGTCGATTTTGCGAACAAACTGGCACAAAAAGTATACCAAAAGATTCCCCTAACAGATCCTATATTTTCTTCCACAACTCATAAAAAATTATATGTCACATCAACCACTAGAACTCCTGAACAGCAGGTGTATTTGATGTGGGATAAAAGAAAAAACAAAACAGCATATCAGATAAAAGATTTATACAGCAGTAAGGATCCCCCAAGTACGGCATGGGCAAATGCGGTTGTCGATCTCTACCCTTATGGTACCGGAGTTGAGATTATCGGGAGTGGATTAACCGAAGAACAAGCGGAGAGTCAATTTAAATCTTCTTTAACTCATCCTAACTACGCAACTGCAGTTGCTCGTGTTAAACAAAGAGTAGCAAAGGGAGGAAGTGGACACCTTTATGGCAATGGGATTGATTTTAGAACAAATACTCATTTGCTTGCAGAAGGTATAAAGCAGTATGATGGACAGAGACTAGACGAGGAAACGATGGCGAAATCTAGATTTGTTAAAGTGGTAATTCAGGCATGTAGAGAACTTGGAGCAGGCTTTAAGGTAGAAGATTATCAAGAACATATTCACATCACTTTTCCAAGGTAGAGATAATTAGATATATGAGGAAAAACGATGCCTAGATTCAAAAAAGCACTAGAATTAAACAATATTGACGACAAACTTAGAAAAAAACTTGACAGTTCTCCATCCTACATAAATCAAGCGATAGGTAAAGGATCTGCCGGGAAAAAAGTAACAGAAGCATTTCCAGATTTCTATCAAGCAGCAGCCGAGAGAGTATTAGAAAACGGAACAAATGCTTATATGGTGATAGGCAAAGATCGTCCCGGATCTATATTGTCTGGGTATGGCGGCAGAGGGGACTCTGGTGCTGGCACAATTGATGTAGTTGTTGGCAGAATGTCCCACAAGCCTAGGTACAAAGACGATTATGGCAATAAAATAATTGTAGATCCTAGTTTTAAACTGGATGCAAGCCGTATATATGTCAGCCAAAAGACAGATATTGATGACAATTTTGATCTATCAGAAGGCAAGGTTGGTAATTCAATTGCCAAAGCAGGATTAGCAATCAAATCAGACGCAGTAAGGATCATCTCCAGAGATGGTGTTAAGATCGTCACAGGTACTGATTTAAAGGATTCTAATGGAGAGGATATATATTCTGTCTCTGGGATTGATTTGATAGCAGGAAACGACGGTGAGAGCCTCCAACCGCTTGTTTTGGGAGACAATGTGAACGAGTCATTGAACAAACTTTGCGATCAAGTAGATAAACTATCAGGAATCTTATCATCAGCGATAACATATCAAATGAAGTTTAATGCAAAAGTATCAGGACATACTCACATATCTCCTTTTTATGGAGTACCAACGGCACCATCTGAAATATTAATCCCGGCTGGTGCAGAAGTTGCGGCAAACTTAGGTACCAAGACAATACCTAGTTTGGTTAAATTTAGAACAAATCTTAAATTTCATAAGCAAACATACTACGCTGTATCAGGTGCTAAGTATATCAACAGCAGTTTTAACACTACAAACTAAAAGGAGAATAAAATGGCAGGAGTAGAAGGGACAAGAGAAGAATTATCAGTCCAACAGCGTCTTGATAATGCAAAAGAGGAATACATGGAAAGACTTCGATCAACCTCGGAAGAGTCTGATTTGAACTTTATAAGCCCTCCACTAGATGGCAAGATTGAATTACCTACACCTAATTTTGAAGGAGCGACACACTTTTGTCAATCAATTACAAAGATCTTTTCTTCTTTCGACGCTGGGGCATTGCCTGTTGGGCAATTAACAGACGGAATTCAACTAAAAGCAATAGAACTAGATCTTGGTGAAAATTTTGAGTTTGGGCTGTTTGAAGATAGTAATCAAGAAAGATACTTTTTGAAAGAGAGTGATGTTCAGTTTTTAAATAATCCAGATTATCCAATGTCTAGAATTAAGCCGTTCAAGAAATTAAAAAGAGTAGTCTTTGATCGATTTTCGGATTTTAAGTCTGCAGGATTTAATATTCCTTTTTTTAAAGATGATTCTTATTTGGTAAAGTTTGATACCGGAATGAAAAACAAAGAAGAAGTCATGAACAGAATAGAAGATTTCAAACTACTAGGTGTAAAAGAGATACTAGACTATTATGGCAAAGATGTTGCTGATGCGGATATTGGAAAACTCAGAGATGCATTTGGGTTTATAAACTTCGAAGAGATATTGACTCCAACAAGAAAAGGTGCCTCACATGAATTAGTGTTGTCCATCAAATCAAAGTATCTAGACGCTCTACCAGACAGAAATATTGCATATTTTCAAAATTTTTATGAAAATGTATTGTCTGTGAATTTTAAATCTAGAGATTTTTCAAATATAATTTCAAACTTAAGTAAGGTTCTCAAGAAAAATCACAATAGTATTTCCAAATTTAGTGGGGTTGTTGAAGGTATTGATCTGAAAAAACTATCTGACAAAAACTTTGAGTTTTTCAATGGAGTTAAAAATTTATTAAAAGAGAATGGATATGTTTTAGAGAATCTGAACACAGACTCAAAAATGGAATTTGGGTTTGATCCGACGACTTTAGAGTTGGCTTATATAACGATGTTTGACGGAGAGAATCCCGGCAAGTTTTTGAACATTGGTATAAACAAACTATCTCTCGTGACTGACACAAAAATATCTAAGTTGATGTTAAATGCAAAAAATATTCTGAACTCTCAAGAATCAGGAATGCCATGGCAACAATTTCTATCCACGTACTTTGGTGGTGATTATTTAATCTTGTTCAACAAGTTAAAAGAAAATTTAGGACTCAATATTCCAATATCAGACTTAGAAGATACATTTAATCAATTTAAAGATCAATATACAGATCCTTTTAAAGACGCTAAAGATGCTCTTGACTTGTCAAATTTAGTAGAATCTGAACAGTTTAAAGACGTTACGTCTCAAATACTTAGCAAAGCAAGAAATCAAATTGGAGACAACTTTTTGCTTAACTTGCCTGAGATTATAGCAAACATAGATGATCTAGAATCGTTATATCAATTAGTGTTTGACAAGATATCAGTCGATGATTTAGCCTCTTTGCTTCTGGAAAAAGCATCAGAAGAATTGGGAGTACAAGATATCAATGAGATTATTGCTAGGGCAGTTATGAAAAAAATGGAATATGAAAGATTGATTGACATGATTTTTGAGAGCCTTACCGAAGAAAATCTTAAGATTATTTTAGAAGACATATGCCTTAACTATGATTTTGGATTCGAAGAGATAGAAACCATTCTAGAAACATTTGAAACGAATTTGCTTAGTCTTATATTACATTACGATGATCAAGGAAATCTGCAAGGAATGTTAACGGACAATCTCCCCACACAGGCTGCAGACTTTGTTTTAGATAAAATTAATGAACTTGGCTATACAGACTGTATATCCTTGCTTTTGAATCTTAAGTACAGAGATGTATTCGAGAAAGAATCTGCCAGAGAGATAATATGTAAAATACTACAGGGTGAAATACCTACCTTCACCAACCCATGCCCTGAAATAGACTTACAATTTCCAGAGATTGGGCAACTTTTGAGGAATCCCCCAGACTTTCAATCAATGAAGTTAGACATTAAGGCTTCTTTAAAAAAACTGGGATCTTCTTCACTCAGAACTCCTATTGACTTGGGCATAAAAAGGCTCTTCAAAAGAGACAAAGAAAACGGAAGCACTGACTTTTTTCAAGCGCTAATATCAATACCAAAATTCAGATTAGAGTTTGATAAAGAGTCAAAAACTAGAAATAAGTTGTTTAAAAGAAATTCAGGAGTAGGGATTGACATAGAATTGAATAGATCTGACAAAGGCTTTTCTCTGCAATCTTTAAAATCAGTTAATCCAAACTTTGACTTCTCAAGTTTTGAAATTGGTGGAATTGATGACATTTTTGGAAGTGTCATGGAACAAATCGAGAGCAATATAAAAAGTGGTATTGAGGCTAGCCTTGTATCATCTTTTAAGATTTTATTGAACAATCTCTTAGAATCTCTTAGAGGAGGGCTCGATTTGTCCGTTCCGGATTTTGGTGGAGAAAGTATAAGCGAACTGTTCGATGCTAGCAATGGAACAGGATTTGATCTTGCCTTGGAAGGCTTGTTGCCTAAATTTGAAGGCAAACTAAATTCTTTACTGTCTGAACTAAAGAGAAGAGGCGAAACTAGAAGCAACTCATCATTTACTTTACCTGATTTTAAAGACTTTGAGTTCCTTCCTAGGAGAAGACTCGAAGACATTACCGGAACAGGTAGCGATATAGAAGAACTTGGAATTAAAATAGGGGTTTTGGATCCTATTGATTTGCCTTCATTGGGAGACTTGTCGATTTCTAAGCAAGACATAGCAGATATGTTGCAGCAAATATCAGATGGACTTAAGCCCAAAGAAGTTTTTGAATTTATGAGAGGTAATACGGATGACAGAGAGTATTCAAAAATATTTGCTTTAGTTCAAGATCCAAAAATGAAGTTGATATTAGACAAAGAATTAGTAAAATCTGTTTCGGAGACATGCTCAGAACTAGTTGATCTAGATTTGATCGATGAGATAGAGTCAATATACGACAGTAGGGCTCCAATTGGAGAACTTTGTGAAAACCTAGGATTGAATTATGGACTATCTCCATATCCTGATGTCAAGACACTGGGTGAAGAATTGGCTGAAAATTATGAAGGAATCAGCGAAGACGATATAGCACAAATTATGCAAGACTTATTAGATAAAATTAAAGATAATGTGTCTGATGCGATAGGTAAAACTGGCAATATTGACTTGCCATTTAACAGTGATCCAGATTCTTTTATGCCATCGCCTAGTGATATTCCAGCAATGGATTTTGCAAACGACGTGGTGATCGATGCCATATTTGATCCGATCAAGAAAGAATATAAGCGAGAGGCAGCCACATATGCTGACAATCTTGTAATACCATCAGAACCTGAAGAGTATGTAAAAATGTATTTCGAATATGGTGATGGGATTGTGACTGGATTCAGCACCGAAGATGGACTTCAGGTTGAACCAGTTCGTGAAAGTTTCAAGTATAATCTAGAATTTGAAACTTATTACAAAAACTTAGAAACAAAGTTATATAAAAAATCGGGAAATGAATTTATAGAATATGAAGGTGGCATTGAAGTTGTCGAAAATGTAAGTGCTGCCAATTATGGCGAAAATAAGTATATTAAGTCTGATGATGCAGAAAAAGGTAATATATACGTAAAGAAAGATACAATAGAACTACAACCTCCAGATCTAAAAGGCTTTTTAAGAACATTCGAAATAAACATTACAACCGACACAGGTGATTACTTATATCTAAACAATAAGCGTGGCAATAATGGAGACGTCGAGTTGGAGTATACAGGTTCGTCTAGGGTATTGACAATATCTGAAGATGAATGTCTAGAAGATTCAGTATCGGAAATAAAAAATACTCAAAACCCATATACACTTTTTAAAGACAATATAAGATCAAATTTAAATGATATGTATAGAGGGCAAACATACAAATACGAGATTCGGAACGATTTAGAACTAATTTTCAAAAATATCAATGAGCATGTTGTAAAAACACTACGCAGTCTTTATAGAGATTATTCTACACTAAACAGTGTACAGCGATTATATACCATGGTTATTGATTCAGAAAGGGTTGACTTACTGGATATTGAATCTATAAAAAATGTTGCCAAAGAAGACTATAATAGTAATTTTACATTCAAAGAGGGTGAAGAAAACCAAATGACAAAAAGCATATTACAAGGTTTAGTGTATGCCAATTTTAAAATTTATACTATAGAGTTGTTGCTGAGAGGCTACTTTGCTCTTGATTTATTTTATAATCCCGATGATATGCCCAATCAATTTCCTCAGAGAGTAAAATCCGCTTTCGAAAACGACTTCGAAGATTATCCGGATTATATCTCAAAGATAAATGACATCATCAAATATGATTCGATCCCTTTACAATACACCTCAATGATGGAAAAAATATATACTGAGGTAGTAAGCGAAATGGGGCTAATATTCGAAGATGCCAAGCGGACTGCTTTTAGCCTATTTGCTCTAGAGGGCAATGATTTTGTTTACTTTATTAGCCCAGATGAAGATTTGACAACCCAATTACTGAACAGGTATTTAAAAGGGAAAAAGTATGTTGTCAACACTTACTTTTTGAACCAAGAGACTGGAGAAGAACTACCCAGAAGAACAAACTTATCTGCCCTCCCAGATGAGTTAGAGTATCAGCCTCAAAGATTTAGACTATCTCATCTTACTAGGCTTGACGATGTCGAAATAGACGATAGGTTTGAATTTGCCGAATTAGACATTACAGAAGTAAACGCATCTCGTCAAATCTTAAATTATTATGGAAGAATAGAGGAAGATGGGAGCCCCAATTATTACGAAAACAGCGACAGTCTGCCACTGGTTGCGAAAACCTCTGGCTCTGTTTCACAAACATTACTTTTCCCAATATACGGAGAATTCAATCGGAACGAAGGTTTTAATGTGAGCGAAATCAAAAGATCTCAAACATTAAGCGTAATCCCTATATTTGATTCAGACTCAGAAGATACGATAGTGGACGAATTTATTTCAAAATATACCATGTTCTCTGATCTAAATGATATAATAATAGCAACAATCTCTAATGAGGTTGCTAAGCAAGCACCGCAAATTTTAACTGCTTTTGCCTCGACAAAGGATGCTATAAGAATGACATTCCAGAGTTTGAAAAACTCAGAGAAAACTTTTGACAATGACGACAAAGCACTAGAGTTGTCAATTTCAAACTATCCAGAAGAATCAGCAACAAATCCGGATTTTTCAAATATTGCAAGAAAAATGGCTTTACAAACTGTTCCTCTGATATTGAAAGGGATAGCAGAGAAATTTGACACAAATACTCAAATTGGATCTACAATAAGAACGGGAGCCGACTTGGCTGGGATTTATATACCTCCACAGATTGCGTCATTGATTGCGTTTGGAATTTCTAACTTTACTATACCACCCAATCCAATTGGGTTAATGTATTTGGCTACTGGATATTTGGAACCTAAAGAAAGAAAAAGAATCAAAGAAATGGTTAACAATAGAAATACCAAACAAGATGTTGCCACAGGCGATACTGATAGTATTTTAGAACAGTTGGAAAACGTAAATCGAATAGTTGAGGAACAAATGAGACAAGAGGAGTTAGATATTTACACTAGTGTAATAGAGACGTTTATAAATGAATACAAAGCGATAGAAGATCTTTACTTTGAAGGAGGGTATCCCGAAGATACAGATGGATATCCCCAGCCCAAAGATGGGAGAAATAGAGATGATGTTTTTCCCACTCGTGACTTAACCTCAATAACGGAAAGCGCTTTCAGCCCTTCTGGATCTCTCAGTGAAAGATTGGAGCAATTAATAACTCGTGCCAGTGATTTGCTGTTACAATACGCATTACTCATCGGGTTCAATCTTCTTGATAACGAAGAATTTTCAGACGATGCCATTGAAAAGGAATTATTTGTGCAAGAAGACTTTACAAAGTTTAAACTTTTTTTACAGAACTCTCTAAAAGCAAATTTTTGGATATGCGAAGGGCTGAATATGATTGCACTTATATACTACAATACCAACCCAGCCGTCGAAGACGTGTATCCACCTCCACAAGAAAAGCCTGTAGACATTGATGTCACTTACAACCCAAGATCAGGGGGCAAAAGCGCCACAGACATATATTCAAATTATGAAAGCAAGCGTGATAGCGAAAAGAGGAATTATCTAGAAGTTGTAGATAAAACAGCCACCAAAACTAGACACAAACTGGCTAAATGGAAATACAGTAGTCATGAAATCTTTGATCAAACAGAGACGTATACTTATGACATTTGGACACAATTGATAACCTATGTTTCAGATAAAGTAATTCCTTACTTAAAAGACAATGGCTATTAAGAAACAAAAATATGTCTCTCAAACTATTTAAGTGAGAGGATTATAACATGCCAAATTATTCACCAGCGCTACCGCTAACTCTGAGCCCAAGAGATGGAGCCTTTGAGAACTTACAGGATTTGATATCGGTTACTACACAAAATTTAAAAATGATACTACTCACGGCTCCCGGGGAAAGAATAATGGATCCGGAATTTGGAGTTGGAATGAGAAATTTTTTGTTTGAACAAAATGATATTTCAACTTATACAAAAATCAAATCAAAAATCAATAGGCAAGTTAAAAAGTACTTACCCTTTGTTGATATTGAGGAAGTAAATTTTGAATCTCAAGATACTGACTTGAGTATTCAATCAAACAGGGTGAATGTCACAATCAGATTTTATATTCGCCCACTTAACGCTAGTGAAGAACTGAATTTAAACTTATAAGAGGACTATAAATGGCTAAATACGATGATAAAAACAAAAAGATACCAATCAGATACTCCAGTCGAGATTTCAATTCTATAAAGACTGACTTGGTTAACTATGCAAAAAGGTATTATCCTAATACTTTTAAAGACTTTAACGAGGCTTCTTTTGGATCGCTTATGCTTGATACTGTGTCTTACGTGGGAGACGTAATGTCTTTTTACTTAGACTATCAAGTTAACGAATCGTTTTTAGACACAGCAAACGAATATGAAAACGTCGTGAAGTTGACACGTCAAATGGGATATAAATATCGTGGACGCCCAGCGGCACACGGGTTTGTCAGTTTTTATGTTTTAGTACCTTCCAATGCTACTGGATTAGCAGTTGACTCTTCTTATGTGCCAATATTGAAGCGTGGATCGCAAGTAATATCAGACAGTGGTGAATCGTATTTGACTACTCAAGATGTAGATTTCAGAAACAGTGCAAACGAAATTGTTGTAGGTAGAGTCGATGCCACGACTGGATTGCCAACCCACTATATCATCAAGGCAATTGCTAGAGTAGTTTCCGGGCAATTGGCTCAAGAAAAGATTACGGTTGGAGCGTTCAAAAGGTTCAATAGAATTAAACTAGATGCATCAAATGTTGCAGAAGTGCTGGAATGTACTGACACAGAAGGACATGACTTTTTTGAAGTTGAGCATCTGGGGCAAGATGTTATTTATAGATCAATTGATAATTCAGATTCAGCCACATCAGACACTGTACCAAGTATTCTGAAGCCTATTTCTGCTCCTAGGAGATTTGTAGTAGAAAGAGATGGGCAAGACACTTTCATGCAGTTTGGCTATGGCTCTGAAGAAGAGGTGAAAATTGATAAAGTCGTTGATCCGTCAAATGTTGTTTTGGAGCAGTATGCCAAAGATTATGTTACAAATACTGATTTCGATCCTTCAAATCTATTAGGAACGGACAAGTTTGGCGTTGCGCCTGTCAATACGACTCTAAGAGTGATCTACAGAAAGAATGTAAGCGACAACCCTAATGCAGGAACTGGCAAAGTCAACACAGTAGGAGCGGCTAATTTTAGTTTTGAGAACCCAACTATCTTGAACCAAGCGACAATAAATCAGGTAAGATCTTCGCTAGAATGTTCTAACGATGATCCTATCATAGGGAATGTTAGCCTACCATCCACTGAAGAATTGAAAATTAGAACAAAAGCATTCTTTGCAACTCAAAACAGGGCAGTAACCAGAGAGGATTATAAAGCACTAGTTTACTCTATGCCTCCTAAGTTTGGCTCTGTCAAGAGATGTGCTATCATGCAAGATAGAGATTCTTTTAAAAGAAACTTAAACATGTATATCATTTCAGAAGATGCCAATGGCTTGTTGACACCTTCGAATGTTGTATTAAAAGAGAACTTGAAGACTTGGCTAAATCAGTATCGTATGGTTAATGATACATTGGACATTATGGACGCCAAGGTGATCAATCTAGCGCTTTCTTTTACGATTGTGACTAAAGGTGGCTTCGATAAATTTAAAGTGCTTAACAAGTGCTTGTTGACGCTGCAAGACAGGCTCTCTAGACACTATGACATTTCTGAGCCATTTAGTTATACAGAAATATATTCAACCTTGAACAGGGTTGAAGGTGTATCTGACACCACAGATGTAAACTTGACAACAGTGGTTGGAGGTGCATATTCTACAACTTCATTTGACATTGACAAGTCAACAACTCCTGATGGAAGATTTGTTGCTTGTCCACTAAACTGTATTTTTGAATTTAAGTTCCCAACAATTGATATCAAAGGAGGGGTTAAGTAATGGCTATCAAAAGATACACTGCAATTGCAGATAATACGATATCTAATCAGTTCAATCAAGCGCTGACAACTAGAACCACATCAGGCAATGCTGGTAAAGCAGATTCATTGGAAATATTTAAAATGTATGGACAGGCTAACACTGCTTCTGTGGAGCAGGCAAGAGTGTTAATAAAGTTCCCAGTTAACGAGACTGATCTAGAATCTTCTATTAGAACTATCAAGCAAGACAGAGAAGCGAACATTCTTCCCGGATCTGGATCGGTAAAATTTAAATTAAAAATGTTTAACGTTGTTCATGCATCGACTGTCCCTAGGGACTACAAAATTGTTGCTCATCCTCTCACCAAGAACTGGAATGAAGGGTATGGAGTTGATCTAGATGAATTTTCGGACAGAGATCAGTCTAATTGGCTATCTGCATCAAGCGGTGTTGGTTGGGGTTCTGCTGGAGGTGACTTTGATAATACTTATCTTTTTGAGCAAGAGTTCGTCAAAGGCACAGAAGATTTAGATATCGATGTAACAAGATATGTAGAAGACGTATTGAGCAATACCCTTAATTCAGGAAATAATTATGGCTTCGTATTGATGTTGACTTCTAGTTTGTTATCTGACACGAATTCATATTACACAAAAAAGTTTTCGGCAAGAGAATCAGAATTCTATATGAAGCGCCCTGTGATTGAGGCACAATGGAATTCATCAATTAAAGATGATCGATCAAACTTTTACTACAGTTCGTCTTTGGCACCTGCTGTAGATAATCTAAATGATCTATACATCTACAACAATATTGGCGGAAGACTCAAAAACATTCCTTCTGTTGGGACTGGCAAGTTAAAGGTGGCAATATATGAGTCATCGGCTTCCGCACCAAGTGGATCGGCACTTGTAACTGTAACAGGATCACATATATCTACCGGCATATATAGCGCTTCTGTCGCTATCACCGGAACATCTGAAACATTACACGACGTATGGTTCACGGGATCAACACAGTTCCACACCGGAACAATCTATCCAGAAATTAGATACACTGGAACTACAACTAAAACAAACGATTATTTCGTTTCTATCACAAATTTAAAGGCTAAATATGATAATGATGAAAATGCAAGATTTAGAATCTACACAAGATTAAAAGGTTGGAGCCCAACTATTTATACAAGAGCAGTTTCTGAACCGCAACTGTACATTCCAACATCAGGATCTTATGAGATATTTAGAATCATTGACAATTTCAAAGTTATTGAACACGCAACTGGCAGTACTAAGTACACCGAATTGTCTTTCGACGGTTCAGGAAGTTATTTCGATTTTGATATGTCTATACTTGAGCCCGGATATTCATATGGGATAAAGTTGGCATTTTATGACGATTTTTTACAAGAGTATAAACCAATCGACAAAGTATTTAAATTTAGAGTAGGAAAATGAAATTAAAAGATTTATATAATTCAACAAAAGTGATAAAATCATCAAGTCTAGAAGATATGGCAGCAGACGTTGAGTCTGAAAGTTTTATCGAACAAACTAGTATAGATGAAGAAAGGTTTTATCCAAACGTAGATTTTAGCGATCCAAGCCAGTTTGCGATATACGGCTCGGCAGAAAAATACTATACTGATGCTTTTGCCAGAATTAGGACTCTGTACCCGTATGACGGCTCAGAGGCAGAAAAAGCACAGTGGCTAAATGAATCTACATTCATTGACAAATACATATTCGATCACAAATATCCTAGATTTAACGGACACATCAACTTAGGGTATCCTACATGGGGTTCTCTTAGTGGTGGAATAATCGATGGATATGGGAAATCAACAACAAATACTTTTATTAAGACATTTGGCGGCCCTAACAAATCTGATTTATCAGGGCTTGAGAATCAATTTGGTGACGCCAACAAACTTGACACAGTAAAATCAAGAGAATCAAACCTCAAATTTAATTTAAACGAGGGTGTTACGGTTGAAATGTGGGTAAAAAAGCCTGCTTTTGACACATCAAAAACAGAAAAAGAGGTTTTATTTGACTTGTGGAACGGACAGCCGTCCAGTTCAGCACAGTATGGTAGGTTTCGATTAGAACTTACTGGTGCTGCTGCCGGTTCTCCGTTCTTATTTACTGCTTTGAGCGGAACAAACGGCATACAGAATCAGTCTTGTGGGCAAAATGTTACAACATCATCAATTACAGATTGGACTCACATTGCCTTGTCTTTGAAGAATACAGGCTCTAACCTGTCAACCAATCTGTATATTAACGGAGCACTAAACCATCAACAGACAATTTCATCTGCCGCTCTTAATAATATAACAGGATCGATAATTTCATTTATTGGGGCGCTACAAACCGCTCCTTCTGGATCTCCTACCATTCAGACAGGTGCAGGTAAGTTCTCAGGCTCGCTAGACGAGTTCAGATATTGGAAAACCGAGAGAACTGCAAAACAAATTGGTAGATATTATTGGAATACAATCGGTGGTGGAACAAACACTGATGAGGCTAATACTAAACTTGGCGTATATTACAAATTCAATGAAGGAATCACTCAGACTGCTAGTTTCGACTCAAATGTTCTAGACTATTCTGGTAGAGTTTCAAATGGCGCTTGGACGGGTTATGTGTCTGGTGCGAGAAGCACTGATTCTGCCATGGTATTGGCAAAAGTCATAGATAAAGAATTTAAAGATCCAACCATCCGTTCTAACCATCCAGATTACATTTCTACTCTATCCGAACTAGAGGCGTCTGGATCACACTACGATATGTACAACAACTCATCGATTTTTCACACAATGCCACAATGGATTCTAGAAGACGATGATGTCAAAGAAGGAAATCTTAGGAACCTAACGCAAATTATTGCATCTTATTTTGACAATATGCACCTGCATATAAGAGAAGTTAATCGCCTGAAAGATATATACGCACATTTTCAAACAAAAACAGGCGATGAGTATGGAAATACTAGCACTTCTGGATCAGTCAAGCCTCTTCCATTCGCTGACAGGCTTTTAACAAATGCTAGTTTTGTTGCCCCTGAATTGTTTTCTGATGCTACCGTGCTAGAAAAACTTGCCAAAAGAAGCGAAGATGAAAATTACGAGATGAAACTTCACGACGTGAAGAACCAGATTTACCAAAATGTGTATTCTGGACTAATAAACACATATAAAGAAAAGGGAACTAACAAAGGTTTCCGTAACATACTGCATGCATTTGGTATTGACGAAGAAGTTGTTAAGATTAATTTTTACGGCAACAATGTAGAATTTGAATTAAAAGACAGGTACTCTATTAGATCTGTTAAAGAGAAGTTTATTGATTTCAACAACCCAGATCGATTTAATGCCTCTATATACCAGATACCTTCTGGATCTAACATTAGTTTCATAACCGGCTCTACGTCTAATTTTGAAAAGTTCATACCTTTGACTTTCGAAACACAGATAATATTGCCTAATAAGTTGCCTTTTGATGAACCGTTTGGATTCGCCACCCCTTTTACAAAGTCTGTGATTGCTGGTATGCATCAGGCTACATCAAATACAAATTATGCCATAGCAAATCCTGATAAGTGCGACATGCAAATGTACGTGGAGAGAGATGAGACTGAATCAAAAAGAGTTAAATTTCACTTGAGTTCATCTGCACTGGGTGTTCACCTTTCTTCTTCTCTATATGATGGGATGTATGACAATAACGAATGGCTTCTCGCTTTCAAGATAGTAAACGACAAACACCCTACTGCAAATTTAGTATCGTCCTCAGATGATGGTAATTATAAATTGCACTTCATAGGATATAACACAGTTGATAGTTCTGAGTTGAACTCGTTTGTGCTTACTTCTTCTGTGGCATCTGCCAGTGCTCACTCATTCCTAGTAAATTCAAAAAGAATCTACGCTGGAGCGAAAAGAACAAACTTCACTGGATCTCTGGTAGACAGAAGTGATATCAAATTAGGTTTCACTAGGTTATGGTACAGTGAGTTATCGAACGAAACTCTCAAAAGACACAGTTCCGATAGCAGAAATTATGGCGCCAACTCTCCATTTAGATCAGCATATCTGGCACAGACTGATGCAAACTCTCCAAAAGTACCAGAAATCGATACTTTGGTGCTTAACTGGAATTTTTCAACTCTCTCGAAGACAGATTCAAGCGGACAGGCGATAGTGCTAGACGCTTCAAGTGGCTCGGCACCAGTCAAATACAACGCCAACTTTGAAGCAGTAAAGAACAAATTTTATTTTGGTAAGTTAGATTTCATGCCTGTCAGTGACGAGAAGGCTATAGATGTAGATTACATCACAGCGGCAAGATCAACTTATCCTGAGATCCTCCAAGGCGATGACATGATCGAGATCAGAACTCAAGATGATATCGTCTTCACAAAAGAGACACTTCCACAAGAATATTACATCGCTTTTGAGAAGTCCATGGCGCAAACAGTGTCACAAGAGATGATAAACTTTATGTCATCAGTGACAGACTTCAATAATCTTATTGGACGCCCTGTTGACAAATACAGAATGGAGTATAAGGCTCTGTCCAAGTTGCGTCAACTCTTCTTCGAAAGGGTGTCTAACGAGCCCGATTTGGACAAATACATCGATTACTACAAATGGTTGGATGATGCACTAGGCGAGATGCTAGTAGCGCTTGTACCTGCATCCTTAGCCCATTCTGATGGTGTTAATAATGTTATCGAGAACTACGTCTTCTCTAGAGACAAATACACCAATAAGTTCCCCACGATTGAATTCAAGGCTCCAACACCAGAAGGTGGCATGAACACGATTAACCGTCACCTATATCCATGGAAGCAAGGACATGCTCCAGTTGGCGGAACTCCTGAGAACAAAAACTGTTTTTGGTGGCTTGAGAGAGCAGAGAGAGATCGTCCTCCTTTATCTGGATCGGCATCTGGCTCTAACAATACTCGTGTTAAAGTATTTCAAGCCAGAAATTCAGTCTTGAATCGTTCTTTTACAACACCGCAACACTTTGCAGTGAAAAGAGATAGAGTCATACATGGCGGAATTAACTACGAAGATAACAAGAAAAGAGATTACATCTGGAGTGCCACAAAAGAAGCCGCTGAGTATCCACTACTATATGGACAATTTGGTGCTTTCCCTTTGAGATACGTTGTTGCGAACAGCGACATGTTCCAGTCTTTGAAAGATTGCACAGATGAACGTCCAGTAACAGAGAAGATCAAGAGAGCATTCAGTGCCATTGATGGTTTCACAGCGTTTCATCACGCCATGTCTGGTGGACATGACGGGCTTTTCAAGGGTGGCATGGTTATGCCATTCAACATCATGTCTTCGTCTGTCACCACTGGATACTCAGCAGAAGTTAACGGAATCCCCGGAGGTAATCAAAATATTGACATTGTTAATGTTCATTCCGATACAACGGATAACACGAACGAAATTCCAATGCAGTCTCCATTTACAGAGAGATGGGTTGGAGGACATCAATCTAGACACAGTAACATAAACAGAGGATCTGACTCGCCCACAAACCGTGCCGAAGGTTATAAAATATTGATCAACAATATCCTTAACGAATCTGGTTCTATTGGTATTGTTGGGGCAGATTATCCTGTTCCTAATTCTAGTTTCTCTACACCGCCTCACTTTTATGTTAATCAAGCAAAGGCTAGATACTATCGAGACGAAAGAGCAAAACGCCCTGTTAATATCAAGAACATCAAAACATCTGAAAGAGCAGTTGGTAACTACCAGAAGACATATCAGTTTGTTCATACGTTCGGGAGATCTGTAAACAAAACAAGATTTAGAGACATAGGTGACAGTAATTTGCACAATCCCATCAATTCAGCCTTACCAGAGACTAACTTAGAAGCAAGTTTGATCTCTAGGGGTGTAGGTGGGAACGGTAATTTAGCATCTAACTTCAACACTTCGAGTTTGTATCTGGGCGGTGTCAAAACTACAACAGAGAATTCAGTTGCTGGTACAGGAAAATCTGTTATAGTAAATCGCTTCTCTGCTCCCGGAGGTTTCGAAACAATGTCAGAAGTATTCTTAGACATGTTCGGCAAAGAAAAGTCTGCATACAACTCTCTCCCTTTCCGGAACTTGCAAGTTAGAGGCTCAGGCTCTGGAGAATCTGGCACGATTAGGCTCGTAGATATTCACGGTAATCGCTTTGGACTTGTTGTGCACTTGACACGTCATGCAGCACAGTTTGGAATTGATTCTGTATTGGGCGGTACCAATCCTGCATATCATAAAGTCAATAGAAACCCAAAATGGGACGCTTCAGAAGGCGAGAAAGACTTTGACAACTACTGGATACAGCATCAGATTCCACAGTCTGACTTCCAATACAAGTGGGTTAAAGCATCACACACTGCTTCATTGGCTACATCTTCACTTGCTGGGCACATCTTATCAGATTTCTCAGAGCCAAGTGGGACATCTTCTATATATCCACACGAAAACATCAACTATGCTGTGGTGAGCCAAAGTGTCACTAACCAAAGAATGACAGGTACCACTGTATATGGCTACCCTTCTTGGGAACAAGTCAGAAACAACGACACAAACAAGAACGTAGTCAACAAAAAATCTTATGGATATAGCCTAGAGACAGACGGTACTGCGGAAACAATTGAAGAATCTAGAATCACAGAAAACATTCCCATATACACAACTATGAAATTCAAAGACGAGATCTTTCGCTTTGTGCATCCTTACGTGAACATGAAGTATCATTTTGATAACACCAAGTTTGACGAAGAAGGAGTTAATCCAAGTGTCAATGAGACGATCTATGATAACGTTCTGGGATACTACAAGAATGAAGATCATGAGGCATTCTCGCTGAAAGCAATTAGAGTTAGACAAAATCTATTCCCTGATTTCTTGAAGCACACAAAATATAATGTAAGACATAGACACTACTTTGTATCTAAGTTTTGGACAGATGGCGAGAACGTTCTTTACAACACAGACACTGGAGAAAACTCTTATCTAGGGCTGGACGAAGTAGGAAGAAGGCAACAAAACGTTACTGCATCATTATTCTCAAAAGAAGCGATAAACAGCCAAACAAAAACCTTCATTGATTCAGGGCAATTGACAAACATCATCCCTTCGCAGTCAATATGGAACATGGATTCTAGAATTAACTTTACCAGTTCTAGTCCTAAAGTGGCTGCATCAAACTCTGCCGGAGCACCCGGTGTTCTGCAGAATCAAGATCATCATTTTCATAACGGATTACAGACAGTATTAGTTACTGGATCTACAGCAACTGGATCTATTATAACCACAAAAGCAACAGTTTTTGGAAAGCATTCTTCTGGCTCTTTCACAGTCCACGGCATGACTCCTACGGGCGTTAAAGCAACTGGATCATTTGAGTTCACTTCTTCTGCAACTGTTCTGGGAACACGTCATATTTCAAAATTCTATGTCTCTGGAGCGCATGTCCCTGCTGCTAGTGCGTCCCTTCAATTTAATGTCACAGGAGCGACAACTGTTGGACAATTTTCTACCGCTTCTTTTGAGATGAGTGGGGCAAGTTTCGCTGGCTCTACAACACAGCAAATTTTCACTTTTTCTGGTGGCGGATACACGGCAGGTTCTGCCGCTACTGCAAATTTAAAAGTATTGGCTATACCAAGATATGGAGATAGATTTGCATTCATATTTTCTCCGAAAAGTATCTCAACTATTACTTCAACTCCTTCTAACTATCATGAAACCGGATTAACTTTCAAGACACAAACATATCACATTGTAACTGATAATAATGATCATACAGACAACTACGCTAGTAATATTCATATCCCAGTGTATAATCCAGTTAGTTTTATAAAGATTACATCAAACTCAATGCTTTCTGGAGGCGGTTTTAGCGGATTCACAAACGATCAGGGTACTACCATTTTGTTTACGATGAAGAATAAAACTGGAATCAACCCATCTGCTGACGGTACATATAATATTTTAAAGATTTATCGCACTGGTTCAGGTACTCATGCGATTGAAATACTTTACCAAAAGTCTGGCGCCAATAATCACTTAATATGCAGACGATACTATCAAAACTCTAATAGTAATTACATTGAGACACGGTTTACCAATTTTTTCGCATTCAGTACGAACGGAAACAACGCTTGGCATGCCATTAAGTTATCAATTTCTGATACAAATCCTGCTACTGAAGAATGGAGTGCATACAGTGATGGCACAGAATACACCACCAAGACAACAACCTATAACGGCGTTGTTATCAACACGTATGCGCCAAGTGCTCCTGCTGGAAATTATTTCGTCGGAGACAACAGCACAAATTTTGATCTATCAATCGGAGAAATAGGCATATATGATAGCACCAGTGCCCCAAGTGAAACAGACTATTATAATAGTGGAGAATGGACAAGTTTAAATGACTTGGCTCCTAGTACAAACTTAGTTACTTATTGGAGTCCGGGAAATTATGTTTCTGACGATATATCATCTGGAGACATCACAGATATCGGAGGCGGAACAAATCACTTGTCAATTACTCCGTCCACCGCCACCGCCGTAGAGTTGTTAAGATCTGAAGCGTCATACTCAAACAAAAATTTAAAATCGGATCAAGAGTTCGGGCTAGCATGGGTAGAAAAATTAAACGCTAGTTTTACCGCAAATTCACAGCCATATACAGCAGAAGTTTTCGGAAATTCCAGTACAGTTAGGATTCTAGCAGACGATGTAGGCTATGATTTGCCAACAGCATATGACATCACTAAAGACGTAACTGTCGGTGAAACTACAACTACTTATGAGCCATTTAGTTCAACCACATACTTCGGCGCTCAGCATAACACAATAAGCGGCGAAATCGTTTCCAACTCTAATGTAAATATTAAAGGAGGAACTCACAAGATAAAGCACTCAAGCCCTCTAGATGAAGGTAATGTATATACTTTCGCTGGTGATGGTACTGCGAACGTTTACACGCCACGAGATTTTTTGATTGCTCAGCAAAGATCTAGATCATGGCGATGGACATCCACCGGTTTGGCTCAAAGAATGGATGTCCACAATGATTCATATACTATCTCCGGAGATTTCACAGTTTGCTTTTGGTTAAAGTCTGACAATATCGCTAGTAGCACAAATCAATATATTCTTAGTTTTGCTGAGGACAGCAAAGATACTACCCCTTCAGATCAAACAATAGTGGTATACTATCAATATGATGATTTGTACATTCGCATGTACAATTCTAGTGGCTACTATAATGAATGGAAGAAAGAAGGTATAATGAAAACAACTAGATTTCAGTTCTTTTCAATTACTTTTGATGTCGATAGTATACAAAATGATCCAGAATTGAGAATTAACAGTGCTCTTCAAAGTTACGACACTACATCGAAATCTAATACTGGAGCCTTGAGAGAGGTGAACTCTATTTTTGTCGCTGATAGTCCATTTGTTAATAGTTCAAATTTTGAACTACAAGGCTGCTTAGCGCATTTATCGATTTGGGACACACTTTTGGGCTTTACAGACATCGAAGAAATATACAATAAGGGTTATGCAAGAAATCTCCAAACACATCCTAAATATTTTTCAAATTGTTTGTCTTGGTGGGTATTTTCTGGAGGACAAGATAATCCATCCACTGGCGACATGCCAAATTTTAATGCCACACCTTCAACAGTGCTTGGAGCAGAAAAAACTTTATCAGGTATTACTACGCCTGTAACTGGCGTAGATTCACAGGCATATACTATAAAAGATGAAAACTTGACTTTTGTTACTCCTAGTCACAATAGTAATGTTAACTTGACATTTGGGGTTGTTCACGAAGGTAGGCCAGTTCCTTATACAACTGGTTTAAGTTCGCTAGTTCACTACACTGCAAGCACTGAACATTACTTCAATCACCTTGAATACTCTCTCGAATCAGACTCAGAAATTGCCAGCGCCAATTATACCACTCTTAGTAATCAAGCGACTTATGTTGTCACAAGAAACGTTCAGGAGACGGATAATGATGCTGTAACACTTGATACAGGATCGATGTTTGCCAATACATTTAACGATTTTGGCACTAGTGCAAACTTTACTGGTGGAAATGCGGCTTCTGGGCTTGGAGTTGCTCCATATGCTGCATCTATACAAATAAGAAAAGGTAATGATTATACAACTGGAGCCGTCATTAATGATGGTAATTATCTTTATATTAATATTAATGATTTTGGTAATGGTACGGACACTGCAGGTGCAGGACATACCTTGAACCCAGTGAATATTGAAATAACAGACTACACAAACACAGCCAATCTGTACAACAAAATAGTTTCCGCAATCAACAATTCCAGTCTTGTCAATGTTGTTGCTACTTTGCAAAACACAAATGAAATACGTGTTGATTCCGTCAACGCTGGTGGAGGCAACGCATACTTTTTGTATGAAGCCTCAACTCAAGTTACTATCAATACAGCAACTGGAGGAGGTGCTCCATCTGGCTCTACTACCGGACACTCCATAGATATTGATGGAACAACTGTCAATTTGGCAAGCAACAACTCTGCAAACACTAGTGTAAATGTCGTAGGCGTCGCTGATAGTGATGTTTGGAGCAGAATGGAAACAGTGATAAATTCTGGATTTGTTCCGGGATGGGAAGTTTTAAATAGATCTTCTGTGGGCAATAAGGCAACATTCAATATTGTTTCCAAGAACAGAGGAGAGGCTGACAATGGTGTGGTGACATCTTCACACTCTTCATTTAATGTGACAAATTCTGGCTCAAATGGGCAAGATGATGTTGGTGCACAAGAGAATGATCGTATCAAATTCCCTATCGCTGGCAGCCAGTTTCGATATTTATACATTGCTTATAGTGATCGAACTAGTGAGAACACTACTACTCGTAAATATCTTGACTCAACTGTTTACGGCACCACTCATACTAATTTTTGGAATGCTTTAAAAGCGCAACTAGAAAGTGCGCCTTGGTACTACGCTGCCTCATATGTTGATAATCTCAACGGAACTGCAACCTTTACAGTAACCTCATCAGAATCTGGTGCCACTGGTAATCGAACCGGCGCTGCTTATTCGTCTCCAACTTTTACAGCAGGAACAAACTTTTCAAACGGAACAGATGAATCTGGTATTCGTCCGGGTGATGATATTATTATATTTAATCCCGGAACAGGCGGTACGAAAACTTTCACTCCAACAACAAGCGACAACTCGGGCGTCAAATTTAACGTTTTATCTTCTTCTGTTAACTCCAGTTCTGCTGTTTGGGAAAATTTAAGATCTAAAATAAATAGTAATACAACACACACAGCGAATACCGGTTCTGTTGTGGGTGGAATGATGTTGTTTTCTATTACAAGTTCTGTTACTGGTACAACTAACTCCAATCCGAACGTTACAGAAGATGGGGCAAATTCTGGGCTTTCATACAACATTATAGACGCTGGATCTGGGGGAACTGACGAATCTGGTGCCAAGGCAGGAGACACAATAACGATTGGTGGAACAACTTTCACAATTGTTCACGATTCTTCACCCGGTGTTCATGAGATCAACGCCAGTCCCGGAGTATCAGCCAATGCATTTTCAAATGAATTAACTTTTAAAATATTAAATTCATCTTCGTTTGGATCAGGCGGTTCCTCTACCTCTGGTATGCCTACTGGCAGAAGATTCATGAAATTAACCTCATCTGTGACAGGTACCGCTCAAAACGTTGCATTTGTTAGATCCTCCAATAATAGAACTTTCTTTAATTTGGAAGGTGCTGCAGGCGGAACTACACCAATTGGTATTGGAGATTTGGATTTTATCAGATTTTTTACTGACACAGATGGAGACGGCACTGAGACAAATTTGATTTTTAAAGTAGATCTGAATGGAGATGAGTCCTCAACCGTAGTGGACAAATTCATTGATGCCTCTGGCTACTCTGGAACTGACGAAGAAAAAAGCACTTTGTTTTGGAATGACTTATCGCAGTCGATCAAAGATAATACCGTATTTGACACAATATCAATTTCGCCTTCAAATAATATCGCAACATTTAGTATTACATCTTCTGCAACTGGTGCATTGTTTAACAGTGATATAACATCTGTATATAATGGCGCCGACGGCGTTGGGTTCACGATCGCTGCCAACACAGATGGTGGATCAGATGAATCTGGTGCAAAAGCAGGCGACACGATTACGATTAATGGCGTGACTCTCACTCTTGTAACTGGATCATCTGCAGGAGCAGGGCAGGTTCTTTGTGGAACAAATGTGAACAATCTGAATACCATATCGAACGCCGATTATTTCAACAATCTCTCAGCATCAATCAAAGCGTCTGCTTCTATCGCCTCAGTGACTATTGAACCTGTTGGCGACGCTGCTAGATTACATATGACTTCATCTTTGCTGGGAACTGCAGGAAATATTCCAATAACAGAAACAGGAAATACTTTTGCAGCCACCGGCATGAGCGGAGGATACGATCCAGTTTTGTTAAGGTTTGGAGAAATAATACCACAACCTAGGTACAACTATCCTCACGTACTAACCTCGCCGGGATCTTTGAGATCTCCGACTGCCAAGTCAAGTCTTGGGCTAATTAGCGCAGAATACAAGTTAAGATCAAACCATTTCAACCTAACACGTTCTTTGGGATATGCCACAGATGGACTATATGATAATACTTCTAGATGGACAACTCCAGACTTGTCTGGGCTGACTCCTATGGATGATGATTATAATACTTGGTACGAGAATATCAGAGGACACAATAAGCACTTCTCTTTGGTGCCTGAGTTCAGAATTAGTTCTCACGTAAAGGATATAGTCGCTGGTGAGTCTTCTGAGGTTGAATATTTCAAGAAGAATTATTGGCTTGAGATAACTGGTACCAGTGCAGATAACGGCGTAACAGTTAATCGCAATACGATAAACATATCTGGAAATGAATTTCTAAAAGAATACTCCATATCTTCAGATATAAAAAATATGGAAAACTTTATTGAAGAAAACAGAGGAGATGCTAGTGTCGCTAAACTGACTTTGACATGTGATGCGATTATGAGTTTCTTACCTTATGATGGATTCTATCCTCAGTCTAGAACTGTTCAAATGTGTGAAGCGTTCGCCGATTCTTATGGAAGAAACTTCTTGGCTGAAGAAGCAGACGAGAGCAACACCAATTTGCTATTTCCTGACAACAATACATTTGCACAGTCACGTCCAATTTTTGATGCCATTATGTCGCCGGGATTGCTGTATAACACCATTAAGTCTGGTATGGCAGTAGATTACCCTATCATCACATCAAAACTTGCCACAGCGTCTCTCTCGGATCCCTATGGTGGTAAAAACTATATGATCAACAATGAATACTTTGATGACAGATTGCCTTTCGAAACTCTTATCAACCCAGAGGCATACTTGGCTTCAAAGAGAATTGTAGATGCTAATCCGCATATTAGTTCCTCAGTCAACTTGAGAACCGAGTGGAATGGTATTGGAGATAAAAATTACAAACTAATGTCTAATAACTTCTTTGCAGAAGCAATTGGATTTTTCTTAGAAGATGGCAAGACGTCTAGAATCATTTCTAAGCCCGACAATCATCCTGATTTTGGTGTTGTTATCGCCAATCATGCAGGAATACTTCCAGTTTATCGTTCGATATTCAAAGTATATAAGTCCAAGAAGCAACATCCTTGGGTTGAGTTCAAAGGTGTCACTGAAGTCGTAAAGACTGACGGTACTGTTCCGGGTACTAAGTATATTGACAGCAACAAGGTTGATAAATATTATTATCGCCCACCGAGTGGAACAAACTATTTCTTGAGAGAATATGAGAACTTGACTGGCACTGACTTAGAGTACGATCTAGAATCAGTTGGCTATCCACGTCCTCAAATGAATCCTTATGCAGAAGTTGAGACAATCACAATGTACTCACAGCCAAATGCTTTCGGCCCTCCTTGTGCTGGTGGTGTCGCTGTTGAATTTAAAGGTTTGGACACGGATGACATCACACCTTTGACTGGCAAGCATAACAATACAACATATATGATGTATGACTCTACAAACGGCTACAATGCTCCATTTACGCCTCCGTACTATGATGGAGAGGCTTGGGCTATCTACACATTTACGCCGGAAAGAGCAGGCAAGCACACGCTTTCTGAGATACTTGAAAAAACTACTGTGGATTTCTTGAGATATGAGTTAAACCATGAATCAGGATCTTATGGAGACAGAGGGACGTTCGGGCCGCAAGGATTCGCCATCAATGAAAATGCAATGCAAATTGACGCTTCTTTCAACCTGTTCAAGCAAGTCAGTGTATATCCTGCTAAGTACAGCAGTCAAGGAGTTATATCTGAAATTGACACTAATCAGCAAAACGCTGGAAAGGCTTGGGTAATCGAATCCAAGTTTGAGACTCCGATACTTGACTTCTCTAAATACTTGAATCGTCCACACAACGCTGCTTTTGAAAGCGAAGTTTCCACTTCTGACATCCACACAGCAAGCATGAGCCTGAGTGGCACCAGAAGCGAGCCTGATGTTTTGAGTGCAGCACACTCTTCTTTGTCTGCAGTTCATGAACTAAGCGGTATCCTGAATCCTATCGGAATGTGGCACCAGTATGGTGAATTCCCTGAATCTGACGAAAGAGGTATTTTCATGCAAATGATGGATGTTCCAGATGACTACACTATTTTAGGAACAGAACTGACAATTGCAAATCCAAAATACACTGTAGTCAAGCCAGATATCAACGATTGTGATGGTGCAGGGCTTAACTTGGGTTACAACAAGAATCCGGGCAAGACAATCCTTCCATATTTTAAGAAGCAAGAAATAAGAAGAAAGTTGGTTGGCAAAGAAGATCTGTCTGTTCTAGGTAGTTCTATACAGTTGATAAACAAAGATGATGGGATTATTATAGATGCTGAATTAAATTCTGCAGAATTGACAGCAGTATATGGATCAATCCAGAATGCACAAAGTTCAAGTGGGCTGTTTACGATTATTCAATCTTCTGATAAAACCATGTTGACTACTAACTCTGCCTTCACCGGTGGTTTGTACACTGTGTTTATTAACACTACAGCATCATCGGCATCCTACCCTCAAAAATCAAGTGGATCTTATCAAGGCAACTGGGCAACTGCATATTACAATTATGACAGGGCAGGCACATATACTCCTATTTTGATTGAAGCGAAAGATTATGCTAGTTTAAGTTTTGATTATGGTAGTTTCTCCAGAGGATTATTCGAAGATTTCTTGAAAGAATTCTCAATTGGAGTGAAGTACACAGATCAGTCTGCAGATTTGTCAGATAGAGCAGATATATCTTGCGTAGATGTTGACGGCAAAAAACAGATTGTACCTGTAGAGTTAGAAGATAAATTGGTAGAACTGAACCCAAGTATCAAGTCTTTTGCCAAAATTGATATGTCCGATAAAGAAAGAAGAGATTTCTTTGGCTTAAAAGGAAAAAAGAAGAAAAATAATAAGAAATTTAAGGGACTCAAAAGCAGATCAGTCACTAGGAGATTTAAACTTATACCAGATAATCCAGCAGTTGCCTCAAGTCCATCCGCTGCTACCACCTCATCGTATGATTATCCAGAGCCGACATTTATCAGGGGTAGCATAAGATACAACGCTGGTGGCGGAACAGGCTTGGCTTTTGAAAATAAAGTTCAAATGGCTCCTCAAAACGACAAGAACTTTGCTAGAAACGCATCTACTGTTAGATGGGGTAAATTTATGCACAGTGAAGGATCTACAATCTCAACTAAATCTTTAGCAGATTTGGTAGGGTTTAGTCAAGAGAAAGTCAAAATGGGTGTCACCGCTCAGACTAAAATAATACGTGAAGCGGTTATTGCAATTCCTTACATTGCAATCGAAGACAACGAAAGACAATTTTTGACTCTAGATAAGTTCGAAGTAGATAAGTATCTATTCCAGAATAATCTGGTATCCAAAGATAGACTTGCAAGAACTCCAGCCAGTCGCACAGGATTCGAAAGTTCAATTGGGCAATCTGTCAAGGATCAAATTGACAAAATGCAAAAATATAACTTACCTCCTCACTTAGATTTCATTGAGAATGACATTGAACCTTTGCCGATGTATATCTTTGAATTTGAAAAGAGCCTAGATAGAGAAGATCTCAACGGCATCTGGCAGGGCGTAAGAACGGAAAGCCTAAAGAAGGTTGAATTCAAACAAGAAACCATCTCTCACGATGTCAATGTTGATGAACTTCTTGGCGGGCTGTTTGATGAAAACGGAGACGGAATTGAATCTCTTAAAGACGTCAAGTGGATGATATTCAAAGTCAAGCAGAAAGGCGCTAGAAATTATGACGAGAAAATGGAATCTGATCTAGCAGATGGAAGATTTGGCTTTGCTCAACAAAACTCAGATGATACAACATCAAGCATGAAATTAGGATACAACTGGCCGTATGACTTCTTTTCTATGGTTGAGAACGTCAAAGTTTCTGTTGATATCACCATGCTAGCAGAAGAGAAAGATACTTCTAATGCAGACAACTCTATCGGCTATGATTTAGGGATAATAACAACTGAAAACATTGGTACAGTAGGTGTCAACACAGCAGTAGTGGGTGGAAGATCCGAAGATTCAACATCTGTTTCTTTACCTGAATACAAGGCAGAAGTGGTTATAGATGCTGATAACAAAATACTTGAATATCTTCCATCTGACGATACTGATTCTGGGGGCGGAGGAACGCCCAAAGGTGGAGATGCCGAAAATAAACCTTTAGTAGTGTCTGAAACTACTAGAAGGAGAGTAGAGCGTGAAGGCGATGGATCAAATCCACTTGGTGGATCTGGAATCAACAGAGGCGATGGCATCGATGGCAGATATTAGGAGATAAATTATGACATTTTTTAACAAAAAAGAGGAAGTACTTGAGATAAAACTTACATCATTCGGAAAACAAAAGTTGGCTGCAGGAAAGTTCAAGCCGGCATACTATGCCTTTTTTGACGACGATATCCTGTATGACGGTGCTAGATCCGGATTCTATGAAGACAACAACAATATCGAGCCTAGAATTCAAGAAAATACACCATCAATGAGAGTGCAAACTAGTTTTTCAGACTTAGAACAAAAAGTCAAAAAACAAACTCACGAAGTAGTAAATGGAGTATTTCGAGAATCTAACACCACAGATCTTAAAAGTGATCCTTCTGTGTTTCAAGACGAGGATGGACTTAGGAATGTGTTGCCTCTGGGAAATTCTCAGATGGGGAACAAGCATGTCGCAGCATGGCATGTCGAAGCACTAAACTATGAGTTCAAGAAAATTGAACCGATTATAAACGATCCCAATAAAAAACCGATCTTAAACATACCTCAATTGGACATGGATATGGTAGTTAAGCCAATTATAGCAGAAAAAGATTTTGTTGGAGTGATTGATCCTAAGACTAACAAGTTTGTAATAGAACAAGATGGGCACTATATAAGGATCGAAGGTGACATGGTTGTGTTTGAATTCTCTGAAAACAACGTTGATTTGCTAAACGACGCCTTTAGTATAGAAGTTTATGAAGTTATTACAGAAGATTCTGAAGAGATATTGCGCCCTAAAATGTTTAAGAAAAGAACTCAAAATATTGTTGATGGTATTTTGCTTGACGAATCCGAAGTTGATTCTCAAATTGATGTGACTCCGGTGGATGATCGTTTTGTAGAATTTTATTTTGATGTAACAACAGACAATGATATCGACAATACCACAAAAAAGGAAATAATAGAAAAAAGAGACAAGAAAGGGAGTATATTTGATAAAGCATTTAAGCCTTCTACCGCTGCTCAAATACCGGGTGGTAGGCTATATACTACTGACAACACAGGAGAGGACTGCTAATGTCAGAATGTTTATTAGATGATCTTGTTCCACAGGCAAGATTCAACAAAGTAACTTTGGAAAGTATTAATTTTGCCGGAGATGACTATAAACTTAGATGTGATGTATCGATATTTGATGTAGTTAGAACAGAAGGAGATATATTAACTCACTTCTTTAGCGAAGACTTTAGGAAGTACTTCACATTAATCACTATCATAGCCAGAGACGCCACCGCCCTAGAGATGGCTGAGATTATACAGGGATTAGAGATAGAGCCATATAGGGCTTCTAAATTGATGCGTTTGATGTTTTTGCCCCTAGGAGGGGCGGATCCTAGAAATTTTTTAACGATTGACAATGTCCCCTCTCAGCAAGCAATAGACAGGCTTTTGCAGTTGTTCTCAGATTTATCCTTTGAGTCATTTGATTATCACTTACACAATTTTTCCACTCTTCCGGGACGAGAGCAAACTGGGATCAATGGCTTTGATGATCAAGGCAATATAGTATATGATTTAAGCGTTCCTTTTGATAAACAGCCTAGATTCACAAATTCCACAGACGTTTTAGATTGTAAAATATTTTTAATACCTCACTATAGTTTCGAATCAGCAATGCAAGATGAAGGCTTGACTTATTCAGAAACCTTAGATAGGTTTTCGTGGGGAAACACATATTCTATTGACATATTGGTTAATGAACGAATAGTTGACTCTAGGGTGCAAGACTTTCGATTAGTCGAAAGAGTTTTGGAATTTTACAGTCCATTCTACGAGTCATTTCGAGAAAAGCGAATACAAGATATATCAAATGCTTTAGGAGGGATAGGAAACTCATCTACCAATCCTTATATCACAAACAATACGATCACTCCTTTGATGTCAACTTTTGGGCTAAAGGGTAGGATAGATCCTAGAGTCATAACTAAAAATTTCTTTATGGTTGATGTTGAGACAATACTCTACAGAAACTCCAACAGAAGATTCATGTACGCTAATCATCTAAAATTTGGTGAAGATAATCTGATCGACATAAGTCCTAACTTGGTGAACCATATGTTAATCAGAAAAGATAGGCTCGATGATAAAAGAAATCCAGTTTTTATTGATAAATTTCAATTAAAGCCAGTTGAAGGGGAATCAATACTAAGTTATTGTTTTGAAGATCAAGAAGAGTTAGATGTTGGAGAGTATTCTTATACTTTAGAAATGTCGATAGTAGATCCTCTACAAAGTGTAGTTGAAGGCTATGTCTATGATATTCGTTACAATCTTTTGCCAAAACTGGAAGAAGCCAAAGAATATATTAACAATACTAGAGAATACAACCACACAAGAGATTTCATTTCGAACACTGGAAAACTAAAAATGAAATCTATCTTGGACAACACGGCACAGAAAGACTCTCAAAGATCTTTAGCAAAATTATTTAGAATGCTAACAGGTATAGAATTTTCTGATCTATTCGGAGGGATGACTAAACTTTCCAGTATCTTTAATAGCAATTCTCCTAGGAGAAAAGTAATCAGTTTGATAAAGATAGCGAATGATATTTTATTTGAGACATCAAAATATTTTGAGATTGATACCGTATATGGCAACAATTCTAGAGTATCTCCATCTTCTGTGATAGAGTTTGAGCACACCTTCAAAGAGACTGTTGATTATGGTGTTAAGTCTAGAGGGCTTTACGACATAGTAGAGGCTAGAATAAGTGGAATTGATTTCGTAGGTTCTCAGTTCTTAGAAAGAATGAAAAACGAAGGGACAAAATTTAATCCAACCGGGTATGAAGACTTTCAAAATTTAGGATATCTAACTCCAAATAGGTTTAACAATCTTGTCTTGAGAGACTTGACTAATATTAAAGATGCATTTTTTTCGTTTTTCTCAACTGCAGTTGATGGAGCAGAAAAACCAAACATTCTATTGGACAAGGCTCTGCTAGATCCAGAAAACAGCAATGTATCCAGATCTACGCTTAGAAAAGAACATGCTACATTTGAATCTTTCGCCGCTACATTGGGACTTTCAATAGAGAGCCAAACTGTGAGAAATCGAAAAAAAGAAAAGTCTAGTGATCAAAAGTCAGTCTTGGGTGTTGATTATGGAAGAAATTCAAAATCAGATAAAAATTCGAATTTTCTGGACACTGGAGTTAAAGGTGGGAGAAATGCACGATCCAGATCAGACAGAAAATCTGCAATATTAGAAAGAAGATCTAAAGAGGAAGAGTTGATAAGTAGGTTTTTGAACTCACCTGAAGGGTATGACATATCCAGAAGAAGGAGCATAAAGCAAGGCGACGCTCTGGACTCTAGGATCAACAGGGCAAATGTTTTTCAAAATCTAAGAACTGAAGAAGATTTACCTGTTTTCTTGCAAGATAATGGACAGAGTCTTATCTTATCAGACACATTTGGAATATTTGGCAGTTTACAGAGAAAAGTGTTTTTAAATAATGTCTATGTTGTGCAATACTTAAAGTCAATTAGAGATGAGAATGGAAACCTATCGTTAAATTGGCAGACGATATCAGACTACGATAGTGTGCCTGACAATGTACTTTGTAGGCTCTACAAATACAGAAATGATAGAATATATGTCACTGATAGTTATCTAGTAGACAGGGAAATAATGTCTAAGTATTTCTATTTAATTAAATAAGGCGAGATGAATAATGAACAAAGCAAAACTTGAAATTGAATTTTCCGATACAGTTCAATCTGTATTAGGGTTCAACCCTGGGATACTGACTCTAGAGTATGACGTTCCATACGAAAGAGATGACGATTTTTTATTGAGATATTCCGAAAGAGATCCGTATTCACCGTCTTATGTGCACGAGCCACAACTTAACGCATATAATGTTCCTAAACTTTTGTATGCGGATGTGAACTATGAGTACAATTATTTTTTAAACAAATATGAATCCATAACAGCGAACATTGACGAGAACACTCTTCCAAGTCTTAACTATTACTTACTACACCAAGTGGGCTATATGTCTGAAGAATTGTTTAAAGATATGTTTTACTTTGGATCAAATAGTTTGTCAAGCGCACCCAACTCCGAAAGAAACTTTCTTTCGAGCCAATACTTTGAAGATTATGCAAGCATTTTGATAAATGCGGACACTAGTAATGGTAGAACTGGAGAAGAGCAGTTACAAAAGTATGTCAATGACAACAGGCTAGAAATAGAATACATCTCTAGGGGAGCAATACGAGTATATGCAGATGTTGAAAACAAGAGAGAAATGTTTCCTTATTTTGCTAAAATTCACATGACAGGCATGCCAAAGTCTCAGTTTGCTGGCATTCTTCAAGAAGCAGGACTGGGAAAAATGTTTGTTGATTTTTTAATTATGCATAGAGACAACTTATCTGATGAGATAGTAGGTATAACTATGACTCCGATGTCACTAGTTTCTCAGGCAAGTGTTTATGCGTATTCTATTTTTCAAACCCACATTCAGCAGCACTCTGGGTTGAGTTATTCATATGAAGCAGGAGAGCAGGCTTCAACTGACAGTTGTTCAATATTAGAAAATGCAATTAGAAATCAATTAGGAATCGCAAGAATTGATGATTATATTTCAGAAAGAAAAGATTCTGAATCTACAGAAACAATTGCTTATAAGTTGGAAAAGCGTAGAGATGACGGAAGTATTATTAATGTTAAATACTTTTTGAACCACTCTGACTTAGAAGACTTTAAAATGTACGATACGCAAGTGTCTTATGGCAAACTTTACAGATACCAAATTATGGCTATCAATTTGGTTTTCAAAGATCAAGTTGCTTACTTTGTTGAATCAAATTATTATAATGATTATATTACCGTTTTAGACAGCCCTCCAATACAGCCAGATATTAACATAGTAACGTACAGGGGTGTTAGTGATAAAATCTTGATAATGTTCAATCAGATGATTGATCAAAAAATAGAGAAGCCAGTGCTGATCAATCCTAGTGACAGTCCGGCATTTCAAGGGCAATGGACGGCACAGAAAATAAGTCCAGAGAATCCGATACTGTTTGAGTCAGATGATCCAACAATGTTTGAAATGTTTCGTTTAGAAGAGCGTCCTTACTCATATCAAGACTTTGTCAATGGAAAGTACATAGTGGTTGGCGAAGAGAACAGAACGTCTGCTGGATATCAAGACATGATAGAGCCTAACAAAACCTATTATTACACATTTAGATCGTTAGACTTCCATCAACATGTGTCTAACCCTACAGAAGTCTATGAATTTCGACTGAACAAAGAAGGCGAAACTCTATTCCCAACTCTTCGAATTGTAGACTTCAAGCCAAAGAGTCCTCCGACTCAGAAAAACATATCGTTTAAGAAATACCTTAAGATAGGATTGGCACCTTCGCATTATCAGTTGCCAGAGAGTGTAACTTCTCAAATTCAAAATATTTCACAAAACGATAAGATTCAAATAGGAACTAATGAAGATGATAATCTTTTGGTGGACACTACATCAACGAACCCCAGAAAATTCAAGTTTAGGATTCGAAGCAAAAACACTGGTAAATTAATTGATGTAAATATCACTTTTAAAAAGAATGGTGTATTTATAGAGTAAATACCAACAAAATACTATTTATCATAAAATACTACTTATATATGAGGAAAACAAATATGGGATTTTTAGACAACTCAGGCGACATAATTTTGGATGCCGTTTTAACAGACACTGGAAGAAAAAGGCTAGCACAAGGTAACGGAAGTTTTACAATTTCAAAATTCGCCCTAGCAGATGATGAGATCAATTATGGCTTATACAATAAGAACCATTCAAGCGGATCTGCGTATTACGATTTAGAAATTTTACAAACTCCTGTTTTAGAGGCTTTTACCAACAATGCTTCTTCTGTAAAAAGCAAACTTATCACAGTTTCAAATACTAATCTTTTGTACTTACCAGTCCTAAAGCGTTTTTCAGATTCGAGCGCTGTTACTTCTTCACTCGGCATGCATTTAGTGGCATGTGAACAAACCAGTGTCAATCAATTATTACTTGGCAGTACTCGCTTTCTCGGAGTGATCGATGGGATTAGTCCAAGCACAGATGCGTTTATAAAGATAGATCAAGGGCTAGATACCAATAGAATACCTTTTGAGCAAACACTGCAGGCAGATTTGTTCGAGACGCAATATATTATTGAAATGGATTCTAGATTGGGGGAGTTAACTTCTAATGATGGGACAATCAAAAGAGCGTCTTTTACTGACGATGATCACATTTCCTCTTATTATTTAACATCGGATACTGATGCGGACTTTATTGAGTCGATTGGTAATCAAAGCAATACAACTAGTGCAATTGCAGGCCCTAGAGGAACTAGACTAAAGTTTGGGATAAAGGCTAGTCTAGAACTCAATACATCTGATTTTTTATTTGAACAGATCGGACTTAGTAACAATATTTCTATCACAGTCGGCGGTGTTTCAAATGATTACAAGGCAATTGACAGTAACATTCGAATTGTTGGGGCAACCACTGGATATTCGCTCGATATACCAGTAAGATTTATTAGAGCAACAACTTAGGAAATAGGGAAATAAATTATGGCTACAACTTATAAAACACTTTCGGCAAATGATATTGTCACTACAAAGACGCTACTTCACGAAGCGATTCCAATCACTGGAACAATTGTGAGCGGCACTTATAAGAGCGGAAACAATGAACTGAGTATCAAGAACTATACTCACGGTATGTTCCAATCAGTCTTTGATTATCCACATCTCTCCTCTTCTGCCAATCACATTTTTGATATTTCTGTTGGATTTCATGCCACTTCTTCGCTTAGTGGATCAAGTGCCGGGCATGTTCAGGTTTCTAAGAAAATCAATATGTATAACCAAATGGCTCAAGTCTTAATGGGATATGACGAGAATGGAAATATCAGAAGATTTGATGCTGATGGTAATTTGACTGATACCACTACAGATAAGATGGATGAAGTTATCTTTATTAACTTTGCAAGATTACTGACTAAGGACGAAATTAAGAAAGGATCTTTTAATCTTGAATTGGGTGTCAATGATGCTTTTGCAACTCCTTTTTCTGAAAGAATTAAATTGTCCGATACAAATGCTCAAAATGACTTTAGAGTCAACTCCCCAGCAGGTGAATATGCTGTGCTATTTGCCGATACTACTGTTCAAGGCCCAAGTAACAATGATAGATTAACTCAAGACAATGGTACACAAAAGGCTGGATTATTGTATTATCAGGCTGGGATTGCTGTCATAACTGCTTCTGTGTTCTTATCATCCGGCTCAAATGGTATGTTAATCGATGCAGGTGGCGGAGACAGCAAGATGGATTCTGCTAACAAGACAATTAGCAAGTTATTGTCTGGTTCTGCAATTTCTGCATCTTGTGACGCTTTGCGACATAGAGTTTACAACTTATCTTTCAACAACACAACAGAACTGAATTCTACTGTTTATTTCTGCCGAGCACACCACAACGAGTTCAACTATTCAACCAATCCGACTTATCTTTCAAGTTCGCAAATTGTAGTCAAAAACAATGCTTCTGACTCTCCTGTATCTTATATCACGACAGTTGGACTTTACTCTTCCGATAATGAACTTCTCGCAACTGCTAAGTTGTCAGAGCCTTTGAAGAAAGATCCTTCAAACGAACTAACACTACGAGTTAGATTGGATTACTAATGTCCGTCGAGGGCTTGCGGTTTAAGAGGCTGGTAAAAGAATTATCTTTTCTTAAATCTGACATGGAATACCATTCAGCCGAATTTGAAGAAAGAAAAATTCTGTTCTACAAAGACTACGAAAAGTTTTTAGAAGAATCTGATTATGAATTTTCTGAAGAAAAAACTATCAGCCAGATGACAGATGTTTTTAACCCAGAGCAGAAAAGAATGGTAATTAAGAAAAAAACTGACATGTCAAAGCAAAATAAAGAAATGTATCGAAAAATTGCCAAGAAGACACATCCAGACTTACATTCAGATTCTGATAAAACTGCTATCTTCAAAAAAGCAGCAAAGGCAATGGAAGAGGGCGATTGGTACACCCTGTATGAACTCTCAGTGGCTTTAGGCATTGATGTGGGTAAACACTCTCCGATGCACATAGAATGGCTTACAATGGAAATAGAGAGGACTAGAGCCATCATAAAAGGTATAACGACAACATTTGAGTGGATTTATTCTGAACCTAACGTAAATAAACAACTAGTCCTAACTAATTACTGCAAAATAACATGCAATAAAAAATGAATATTTGTTGCACTAAAAACGTATAAAAGATTATGAGTATATATAAATTCGACGAAAAAGAAATATTTGTTAACAGTTTGCGGCTGTATCCTAAATATGAATTTGCAATGCACTCTGGAACAGTATTCATCAACAACGAGAAGGCTGACTCTGGATCTTTCAGCGGACAAAGTTTAAATGTCCCATCGGGATTTATCTCACTGCACGAGATAAACATTGACAAATTATCAGGATCAAATAACTTCATCTATCCGTTCATAACTAAAGACGGCTCACTGCAATCGTTTGCAACAGTTAGTACAACTCAGTTTGCGCAGTCATTTGCCTATGGTGATGTGATTACTGGCTCTTACCCAATGTCTTCTTCATTACACAGGAAATACTACTCAACATCTGCTACTCGTCCCCACATCAAAGCACTGGAGAATACTCTTAATCATTATAAAAAGTTATCTCCACATTATGAATATTCTAGTTCGTTTGGCGACAAATCAACCCAAGAGTTGAATCTGATTAGTGTCCCATCAATATTTTATGGATCGAGGATAAAGAAAGGAACAGTTGATTTAAAATTTTATATCACCGGTACTCTCATTGGGCAACTCAAGGATGTCAAAAAGAATGGAGAATTAATTCAGACTGCACCAGCAGGAGTTAACTCAGGTTCAGTCGCAGGTGTTGTTTTATATAATGAGGGGTTTCTCTTGTTGACAGGAAGTTGGAATCTAGATACTACGAAGAAAAACTATATCAACGATCCTTCTCTCACAAAGAACTCTAAGTGGATTTACTGGGGATCTGGAATCAACGGGTTCGACAATGTTGCACTTGAGGATGTATATAATTCGATTGAGTTCCAAGGTGAAACTCATGTACCAACAATTACAATGTATGCGCATGCACCTAAAGGAGAACTAAACCACTCAAATAATCCAACATTCTTGGATAGTGGGCAATACATATATCCAACTGGATCTTCGACAACCTCTTCTATATATCGAGAGAATTATAATGCGACGATCAAGAACACAGTATTCAGCCCATACGATAATACAGAAATGCCATTTGAAAAACACACATATATTTCTAAAGTTGTAATATATGATGAAGACATGAATATACTAGGAGTTGCTAAAGTGGCAAAACCTGTAAAGAAGACAGAAGATAGAGAATTTAGTTTCAAATTAAAGTTAGACATATAGGAGAAACATGACTTACATACTAGGGCTTGACGTCAGTACCTCTGTCATAGGAATGGCAGTGATGGATCTAGACAAAAACTTGACACACTACAGAAACCTCAAGATGAATTCAAAAGATGATCTAGAGATTCGCTGTTGGCAGTTTAAGCAGGAGTTGCTAGAGGTTTTTGAAAACTATAGTTTCGACGCAGTTTATGTAGAACAGCCGGCTATGATGTTTGGTGGTGGAAGAACCACGGCACAAACAATGTCCAAACTTCAGAGATTTAATGGGATGTGTTGTTATGCCGTATATACGCAGACTTTCATTGTACCTGAGTTGGTTCATGCAAACTCAGCAAGAAAAAAAATGAATATTTCTGTCCCCCGAAACGTAAAGAATAAGAAGCACCACATTATTAATGAAGTGCAAAAGAAGTATCCTAGTTTCACTTACGACATCACTAGGCACGGCAATCCAAAGCCGGGTACTGATGATATAGCAGATGCTATCGTAATTGCTCACTACGGAGTTTCAGTTTTTAAAGAGGGGTTAAATGATATCGGAGAAGATAAAGTTAGTAAATGATGTACTGGGGTATCCAAAGAGACAATCTTCAGAACATCTATACACCTGTCCTTATTGCAACCATCACAAGAAGAAGTTCTCAGTTAATTTTGAGAGAAACGTCTATAAGTGCTGGGTGTGCGACACAAGAGGGAGAAACATCAGACGTGTTATTCGTCGCTTTGGCTCTTTCAATCAACTAAAAGAATGGGACAAACTATCTGGCATTGTAGATCACTCTAGATTAGAGTTCGATTTGTTCCCAGAAGAAGTGACAGAACAAGAACAGATCATCTCTTTACCAAAAGAGTTTAAAACACTCACAGGCAAAACATCTGTGGTTGACAACATACCCTTGTCATATCTACAGAATAGAGGTATTGAGCCTTGTGATTTGTTAAGATACAAGATTGGCTATTGTAGCGAAGGAGATTTTGAAGGCAGGATCATCATACCATCATTCAATATTGATGGATATGTGAACTACTTCATCGCTCGTTCTTATGATGGACATTGGATGCGCTACAAGAATCCCGACGCATCTAGAGATATTATATTCAATGAACTAAACATTGATTGGGATTCAGATGTTATATTAGTAGAAGGAGTATTTGATGCTATATTCGCAGGAAACGCTGTTGCTTTACTGGGTTCGACTCTTCGAGAAGAATCTAGATTATTTCAACACATAATCAGAAATGATTCGAGTGTCTTCATAGCCCTAGATCCAGATGCGGAAAAGAAGGCTATGAAGATTGCTCACACTCTTTTAAAATATGATATCGAAGTTTGGAAGGTTGATATACCAGAAGGTGAAGATGTATCATCGATTGGCAAGGAAGCCTTTGCAGAACTTAAAAAGAGTGCTGTCTTGATGCGAGACAATCAAGACTGGATTCTCAAAAGAAAACTAATGTCTCTATAATGATCAATATTCTAGACAAAAAGGAGGACTTATGATTAAAATAGCACACATTGCAGATACCCATATTCGCAACTTAAAGTACCACTATGAGTATAAGATTATCTTTTCGCAAATTTACGAAACCTTACGAAACGAAAAGGTTGATTATATCGTACATTGTGGAGATATAGCACACACCAAAACACAGATTTCACCAGAGTTTGTAGAGATGGCTTCTGAATTTTTTTACAACTTAGGGGAGATTGCACCGACATATATTATACTAGGAAACCATGATGGTAATCTTAAGAACAGTTCACGCCAAGATGCAATTACGCCGATCATCAATGCATTGGATCACAAAAACCTGCACTTACTGAAGAACTCAGGAGAAACAGACATCGGAAACGATGTTGTGCTGAATGTTTTATCTGTGTTTGATGAAGACAATTGGACAGAACCAACAGATGACAGTAAGATCAACATCGCTTTGTATCACGGAGCAGTGCAATACTCCAAGACAGACACAGGCTTTTCTATGACTCATGGAGATCATGATATATCTATCTTTGATGATTTTGATTACGCCATGCTAGGCGACATTCACCAACGTCAGCATTTAGACGACAAGCGTACTATATGGTATGCTGGTTCCACAGTACAGCAGAACTTTGGAGAAACAGATGACAAAGGTATTCTCATATGGAACATCAAGAACAAGAAAAAGCACACCATCAAGCCAATTGTATTCAACAACCCACGTCCATTCTTATCATGGAACATTGAGTTGGATGTTAATGGCAATCCAGACATTTCAAATTTTAACCCACCAGAAGGAGCAAGAATACGTGTTATCGCTGATAATTCTCTATCGATTGATCAAATCAAGAAGGCAACAGAAGTTGTCAAGCACAAGTTCAGCCCAGAATCCGTAACGTTTCTTAACAGGGCAACAAGTAGGAACTCTGTAGAACTAGGAGAAGGAGAGTCGGAAGTTCTTGATCTCAGAGACATAAGAGTGCAAGAAGATCTAATAGAAGAGTACCTAGAGCCTTTCAACCTATCTCAGGATGAGTTGGAGAATGTATATCGACTCAACAAGAAGTACAATGATGCAGTTGCTAGAGAAGATGACATCTCTCGCAATGTTAATTGGAATTTGGACAGTATCAGGTGGGACAATCTGTTTAATTACGGAAAGGGCAATGAGATAAACTTCCAGAACCTAAACGGTATTGTAGGTATCTTCGGTAAAAATTTCTCTGGTAAATCGTCTATCATTGACTCCATCTTGTTCTCTATGTTCAACTCAACATCAAAGAACGAGAAGAAGAACCTCAACGTCATCAACCAAAACAAGAATAAGGCAATAGCAAAACTCGATGTTACCGTTGGGGAACAGAAGTTTGTCATTGAAAGAGAAGCAGAGAAGTACACAAAGAAGTTAAAAGGCGTAGAAACGCTTGAAGCAAAGACAGGTGTTACGTTCTATTCAGAGTCATTAATAACAGGCGATATAACGCCCCTCAATGGCACTACAAGGAATGAAACAGACAAGGCTATACGAAACCACTTTGGATCTCTAGAAGACTTCCTATTGACGTCTATGAGTTCACAAAACGGTGCTTTGAATTTCATTTCGGAAGGGGCATCAAAGCGTAAAGAAATCTTCGCAAAATTTCTCGATCTAAACCAGTTCGAACAGAAGTATCGTCTTGCAAAAGAAGACTCAGCAGAGGTTCGTGCTATGTTAAAGCGACTAGATGGCAGAGATTTCCATCAAGAAAAGAAAGATCAGATAGTTGAATTAGCAAAAGTTACAAAGCGCTTAAACGGACATGAAGAAGATTGCAGAGTGTTATCAAAGCAAATTGAAGAATTGAATGGCGAACTAGCCTTGTTAGAATCAAGCATATCATCTGTTCCGACAGAGTTAATTGATATAGCAAAAGTTAGAAACAAAATTGTTTCGAAAAAGACACAAGTATCAGGGCTTTACAACCATATAGAAGAACTTACCGAAGAAAGAAAGGGCAAAGAAGAAAGATATAAAGCATTGTGCGATTTCGAACAGACATTTGATATAGATGGACTTAACTCTCGTCGAGTCAAAATAGAAGATCTAAGCCAGTCTATCACAGAAGCAGAGAAGGTGTTGAACGCCAAAGAAAGGGAATACAAGCAGAAGGCAGCAAAAGGTAAGTTATTAGAAGAGCATGAGTATGATCCGGATTGTAGGTTCTGTTGTGAGAATCCTTTTGTCAAAGACGCCAACATAGCCATCGCCCAACTACCTGCTATCAAACTAGAGATAGAAGATGCTAATAATAAAATGGCGGCTTTTGAACAAAGCCTCAAAGATTTAAATCCCGATAAAGTAACAGAACACTTAGACAAGTTTCAGAAGTTGCTAGACAAGAAAGTCGAAACATCCTCTAGGATAACAGAGATTGGACTTCAACTCGAACGAGATCAAACAGCGATCAAACTTCTTTCGAAAGAGATTGAGGAGTTGGAAGCAGAGCAGCAGAAGTACGAAGACAACAAAGAAGCAATCGAAAACCTAGAGACTATGCTCAAGCAGAAAGACTCTTTCAAGTCTAAGATCAAGACTACCAAGAGAACACTTGCTAAGTGCGAGAAAGATCGTTTGGACTTCTATAAGCAGACAGGCTCCATCGAAGAGAAGATAAATAGTCTTGAAGACATGGCAAAACAACTTGAAGAGTACCGATCCCAGTATTCGGCATACGACTTGTATATGCAGTGCATGCACTCTAATGGTATTGCTTTTGATGTTATCAAGAAAAAATTACCAGTAATCAACGAGGAGATATCAAAAACAATTGCAAACATTGTTGATTTTAATATTTTCTTCGAAGTAGACGGTGGTAAGTTTGAGATTTACATCAACCACCCTAAGCATGATCCTCGTCCTCTAGAGATGGGCTCAGGCGCAGAGAAGACTATTGCTGCCATGGCTATCCGTATGGCTTTGCTCACAGTATCTTCCATGCCAAAAGGAAACATTTTTATTCTCGATGAACCCGGAACAGCACTAGATGAAGAAAATATGGAGGGCTTTATTCGTATTTTGGAACTAATTAAGGTAAACTTTAAAACAGTTTTACTAATTAGTCACCTAGATTCGTTGAAGGATTGCGTAGACATGCAAATCGTTATAGATAAAAAGGATGGCTATGCTCATGTTAAACAATAGGAGGAAGCATGACAATGGAAGAAATCAAAGAAAAGCAAGAAGCAATGGTAGACGCATGGCTCAGCAAAGTTACAAGTCGTAAACTTATGGTATGGGTTGCAGCGACAGCCCTCATGGGATTCGGCATGGTTGAGTCTGCAGACTGGGTTATGATCTCAGGGCTATATATCGGAGGACAATCCGTCATCGACGCTATTGCTAAAATGAAGGGAGTATGATGGTTTGGAAATACGTGCTAAAACACTGGAAAGAGTTGCTTATTGCGGCTCTTTTCCTCGTTCTCTGGATTAAATCTAGAGTTGACTATGCGTCACTGAAAGAACTCGAACAGCAAAGAATCGAGGCTCATGAAGAATCGATGCAAGAATTAAAAAATAATTATGAAATAAGAATTAAGGATCAAAAGGAAGCATATGAAAAATATAAAGAAGAAATTGACATTATCTTGGAACACTACGGTGATAGGGTTGCAGACTTGGAAATCAAAACGTCCGAAAGGAAAGACGAATATCAAAACATCCTCAAAGAAAAACCGGAAACACTAATTAAAGAAATAGAACAAAAATTTGGATTTAAGTATGTTGAGTAGTTTACTGGTATTATTTATAGGAGTAGCACAAGCAGACAATGGTAAATTCACTTATGTAGAATTAGAGCAGCCTTGTCCGTTCAAGGGAACGCTATTGGATGATGAAGCGATGTCGCACTTACTAACTCTGCCTGAGTTTGAACAGGAGAAGTGTGACATACAGAAACAAAAAGAGTTAGACTTATTACAAACAGAATGTGATCTCATACAAGACGACTTACAGTCTCAAATCGACTTCCACAAAGGTGAAGTTGATAGAATCACAAAAGAAAAGAATGACGTCATTGAAACACTAGAAGAAGAGATAGAAACAATTGGCAAGGATGACAATCGGATTGTATTCACAGCAGGTGTGGCAGTAGGCGTTACATTGACATATCTATTGGTAAAGGCACTTGGAGGCGCACAGTGAAGATTAATGATCTTAACAAGATAGCAGCATTTGAAAAGGCAATAGGGAAGAAGTATGGCAAAGAAACAGTACAAAACCCTAATGCTGGATGGGATGACGATAAAGAAAAAGAATATCTAGAAACAACGAAAAAATTTGAATCAAAAGTTTCTAAATATCATGAAGATAATGATTTAGTAGAAACAGATGGTTTTTTAATGCCAAAAAGACTACTTAATACTGATAGTAAAAGAACCTGCCCTGTATGTTCAACTTACTCTTTTGACAAAGGTGATGATTTCTATATGCACAAATATGAATGCTGTCAGAATTGCTTCATTCAATATGTCGATGGAAGAGAAGAAAGGTGGCAAACAGGGTGGCGCCCAAATCAAGAGGAACAATAAAATGGCTACAACATTACAAATCGTAACAGCGCTACAACAAGCAGCAGCAAATGCTTATGATGGAGCACATGATGAAAGATTTACAGGCGAGGATCTTGCAAAAGAAATCGGACTAAAAAGAGAAAAAGGGTGTTCTATTAAGGATTCCCGTGTAATCGACGGTTTCAATATCAGAGTTATGGGCAACACTGTCATGTTATCTTACCATACAGAATGCACAGCAAAAGACTCACACAAGCCACAGTTGACTTCTGATATTGAACAATGCATTGCAGATATTGTGAAGTTTCTTAAGAAAGAATATAAAAAGGTTGGAGGTGAAGGATCTCTTAGCCTTAACAAACCTTCAGAAATCGAGATCAACATGCAATATATCTCAAGACAAAGGGTGTCAATTATTGCTCAACAAAAATTTGAGTTAGGTGGGGTTGATGCTGAGCATGTTGGGTTACCAAGCGAAGAAGATAGACTTGATAAAGCGATCAAGGATTTCCTTTCGCAAGGCGCAGAACAGGCTAAGAAGCCTTCAAATTATACAGCAAAAAACGAGGATTAAATTATGAAAAAGTTATTTGAAAATTTTAGAAAATTTGTTAACGAGGACGAAGATATTAAGAACTATATTAGAAAATACTCTACTCCTCCGCAAAAATCTAAGCCATTAGATCCAAATGCAAAACCGACTTTTAACGAAAATGATCTTTATGATGGTACTAGTAATTTTCCTCTCCAGTTGTGGAATGCTTGTGCTGAGTTAGGTAATAAAGATCGTGGTGGTAATCCAGAATATTCTGGAAAAGAAATTCTTTTTGCTGTCATGGATTTTTTGAAAATAAACAATATGACTACCCAACAGTTAGAAGTTGAATATAAAAAGATGGAAGAGTACATGAGAAGCACGGTGTCAGAAGAATCAACATCGAAGTATGGGCGTTACGATCCGAAAAGAGAACAGAAAGTATTAAAAGACATAGAAGGTGCTCGTGAGATATTTGAGCGTGTTGTTTATGATGCTCTAGGTGACGGCGTTCGTCCGGGATACCGCAGGATACCATGATATCAAAACAACACACCGAAAAAAATTTAATAAATTTTTTAAAAAATTTAAAAGCGAAAAACTAAAGGAGGAAATCGCAATGAAAGTTACAAAAAATTATATCAAACAATTGGTAAAAGAAGAATTAGAAAAAACTTTGGCAGAAGGAAGTGATGTCCGAGGTTTTGTTCGAATATTGTCGGATGATTTATTAGAATATAACATAATGGGCAAATTCGGATCCGTCAGAGGAAGACAAGCGCCATTAATCGCAATGGAGGGGTTTGCTAAAGCAGGAGAATATGGTAGGGATCCCAAAGAGGCTGCTATGAATGCAGGTAAAGTCTGGAGTAAAATGTTGAGACTGCCGGCTGAGAGTATTGCTTCGGCATTGCTTAGTGACAAAATCCAAATCCAGATCGAGTACGGTGATGGCGCCGAAAGTGGTGGCTTTGAATATGTTCGTGGCAGATAATATCAGGAAACTATGATATTGAAACAACAAGAAGAAAAAGATTTTAAAGCGAAAAAGTAAAGGAGGAAGTCGCTATGAAAGTAACAAAAAACTATATCAAACAATTGATAAAAGAGGAGTTAAGCAAAGTCCTCAATGAAAACACCGGCAATTATATAAATCTTGATCCCGTTCCACGATTAAGATCAAGAAATGCAGGAGACGGTGGCTTGGACGAAAAACTTTTTGGCTATGCAAAATCTAAAAGTAAAAACTTTCAAACAACTCAGTCGATTGATCAAATTATTGAAGTTGTTAGGGATTATATGGAATTCAAAGGCGTTTCGAAAGAAGAAATCGGAAGAGCCGTTGAAGATTATGCTATGCAATTTGAGAGAAGCAGAGACATGACGGCTTCTTTAAATTTTTACAAAAGAGAGATACAGTCAAAATTATAATTAGGAAACTATGATATCGAAACAACAAGCCGTAGAAGAGTTATTAAAATGTGGCAAGTCTCAAGAATACTTTGTCAATAACTTCTGCCGCATTCCACATGCGGTTCACGGCTTGGTACGTTTCGATACATACGATTTTCAAGACGAGTTGCTAGTTGATCTAGAGAAGTATCGCTTTAATGTAGTTCTTAAGGCAAGACAGATGGGTATCTCGACAATTGTTGCTGCTCATGTCGCTTGGTTAATGATGTTCCACAAACACAAGAAGGTTTTGATTCTTTGTACCAAACTAGAGACAGCAAAGAACGTTGTAATCAAAGTAAAAGAGATGGTTAAGTCCTTACCAGAGTGGATGCAGATTGCAAAGATTACTGTGGACAACAGAACTTCATTTGAACTCTCTAATGGATCTTGGATCAAGGCTTCATCTACTGCAGGTGATGCTGGGCGTTCGGAAGCATTATCCTTACTAGTGCTTGATGAGGCTGCTTTCATTCCAGACATGGAGCAATTGTGGACAGGTATCTACCCTACAATATCCACAGGGGGGCGCTGTATTGCCCTCTCAACACCTAATGGTGTTGGTAATTGGTTTCACACTACCTACGTTGATGCAGAGTCAGGAGTTAACAATTTCAAGCCCACAAGGCTACATTGGAGCAGACACCCAGATAGGGATGCTAAATGGTTTGATGATGAAACAAAGAACATGAACATGAGACAGATTGCACAAGAGTATGAATGTAATTTCAATGCTTCTGGTGAAACTGTGATTGCTCCTGACGATATAGATAGAATCGAAAAGATGATATGTGAGCCAAAGCACAAGGTTGGGTATGACAGAAACTATTGGATCTGGGAAGAGTGCCAAGACGGAAAGAAGTATGTGCTAGTTGCAGACGTTGCCAGAGGTGACGGTGCTGACTACTCTGTGTTTCATGTTGTCAATACTGATACAATGGAGATTGTAGCAGAATACAAAGGTAAGCCAAACATCGATGACTTCGCAAACATGCTGTATTCTGCAGGAAGAGAGTACGGTGGCTGCTTACTAGTAGTTGAAAACAACAACATTGGGTATTCAGTCTTAGAAAAACTTATTGATCTAGAATATCCCAACATTTATTTTAGCCTCAAAGGATCAAATGAATATATTGAACAAGTATCTGCAATAGGAAACCCAAGTGCTGTACCGGGCTTTACAACATCTATGAAAACTCGTCCATTAATTATTGCAAAATTAGAGG